TCACCAGACGGGTGAGCCCTGCGCTCATGTTGCCTCGCTGTTTGGCTACCTGAGCGGCTTCCTGCAGCGCCTGTTTCCAGAACGCCTCGGACGCCCGGATCTCGGCCTCACCGTCCTGATTCCCACCGTCTTCGTTGTTTTCGTCGTCCGGCTTCGGAGTACCTACCACGCCGAGTGACAAGAAGTCTTCCGGTACATCGTCGTCGGTCAGCTTGTTGTAGATCTGCTCGGCGGCCATACCGCGCCATTTTACATCATGCAGACCCATCTTCGGCATCAGCATCCCTTCCTGAATCAGGAGGTCATTGATGGCGTAGTCGGTGGCGTAGTTCCACTTCTTCGCGAGCTTGCCCTGACCACGAGTGTGGTGCAGCATGGCGCAGTGCATTACTTCGTGCACCAGCACGAACATTTGCTCGCGACGGTTCAGAGTCGACATGAACTCCTTGTTCATGACGATCGACTTGCCGTCGGTGTAGGCCGTGTCACAGCCAACATCCTTCTCTGTCGCCCACCGTACAGGCAGGCGGCCCAGCAGAGAGCCGAAGAACGCGTGGCAGTCCAGCGTTACTCGTACCAGCGTGTGTTGCAGTTCGCGTTGCGGATCGCGTTCTTTGGTCATGGCTGTATTCTCAGGATGGGTAGATTGTCGATCAGGTATTGCAGGTCTTCGTCGGTGATCTGGGAGATCCGGCCGGTTAATGCCGCGACTACGGCATCGGCTGGCAGTCTTTCCAGCGAGGTCAGGGCTCGGGTCCACCGGAGGTAGTCGTTGAGCCCTTCTTGGACCTGCGCTGTCTGCGGCTTGTATGGCCACGAGTCAGTACGGCAGTCGTCGGTAATGGCTATGACGTAGCTACCGAGCGGGTCGATGATGAGCTTCTCACCCATGGACGGCCCGTCAATTCTGATTCGCAGATCACGCCCCGGGTGCTCACGTTTCCATGCCTCAGCACACGCCAAAGCCAATTGCCATCGAGCACCCCGGCGGTAGCGCAACAGGAGCGAATACGCCTCGTCGTTCTTCCCAAAGAAAGAGGGCCGCATGGATTTCTCCAACCTTCGCTGTCAGTTGTTTACGCTCTTCCGGCTGACCGACGTAGTTGACCCCATAGCTAGCGCCTATCTTGTCGGAAAGCCAATAGCTTTCTTCAAGGTTCCGCCGGCAGGCTTGGATGTTGATGAAGACGTGCCGCAGGTAGGACACGTTTCGGATCAAACCCTGTGCTCTCTGCTGCTTTGGGTCGAGGTCGTACTCAACCCAGTTGTGTGGCACCAGTACCGGATGGGGGATACCCTTCACGGCGCCCTCTTGGAATTGGTAGCCGGTCTCCCCCAGCCACACCCATTTCGTGCGGCCCTTCGCCATGTTGCCGCCGTCGTTGTGCTTGAAATCATGCTCGGCGAACAGGCACCACAACTGCTCGATAGACGCCCACCACAACTCTTTGAGGCGGGCATCCCAAGCACTCAGTCTAGGTGCTAGGTGCTCAGCTGATGGCTCGCAGAAGGGCATACTGCTGAATGCTGATTCGGAGTGCATGATTGGTCCTCATGTTGCGCAGGGCGGCCCGCCGCAGTTTCAGCAGAGCTTGGAGGCTGTCTTCTGCCATACGATGCAGGTAGGGCAGCTCGTCGTCACGGCGGGGGTTGAGGCCCCACTCCTTGAGTTCTTTGGTGCGTGCGCGAATGGCTTTGCGGCGCATTTCGATGATCGCGTAGACGCGTTCGTTGGCGTGGTGGAAGACGAACTTGGGGGAGCAGACGATCTTGGTCAGATCCGAATCAGATTTTTCCAGTCGCATATGAGATCCAGTTTGCGTGCGTAGGCTTCGAGACGTTCGTTGGTGGTGATGGAACGTTGCTGCAGCCATTCGAGAGCGGAATTTACGCCGTAGTAGCCTTGGTGGCCGAAGGCGGGTACTTCCGCTAGGTTGTGTGGGTAGTCGAGGAGTTCGAGCCAGCCTGCAATGTCCTCGAGCCAGTCAGTAGCGAGTTCGTCGATGTGCAGCACCGAGTCGCCGCAGGGTGTGTACTCGACGGCGAGAATGGCGCCTGCCATGTACAGGCGAACCTGCCCAGAGTCCGTCCCTGACAGGTCCGCGTAGCGGGTCATAAGGGCAAGGACTTCTGGGGGCAGGAACGAGCGTCCATCTGACAGGCCGCCGCTAATGAGGGTGCGAACATAGAGGCACACCACCGTACGGTAGGCGTGGTTCGCTTCCAGAATGTCAGCTTTTCGCTGGATGACATCGAGAGCAGCAGCTCTTCTACTGTCGCATTGCTGTTGAGCAGGTTCCGCCATGTGATCCTCTTGGTGAAGCACTTCTTGACTCTGGAGGGCATCGTACCTTGTACTTCTTCGAGGTCGATGTACTGCTTGAGATTCTTGGCATTCGAGCAGTCAACCTTGTAGGGTATGATGGTTGTGTCATCCAGAGTCAGGTTCGCCGTCAGGTGGCGGTGTACATAGACATTGCGCTTTCGGAGCTGGTCGGCGATCGCTGCCAGCTCCGGATCGTCGGTGATCTCCCGGACCCAGTTCTCGAAGCCCTTGATCTTCTGCAAGGGCATGTGTCGGATCTGGTCCCGGAGATGTTCCCGGAGGGAGCGGTCAAACTGCTCCCTCGCTGCCATTACAGCAGCAGATCGGCATTCTTCTTGGCCCATTCACGGAACTCCTTGCTGCGCACCATCGAGAGCACGCGGGTGTTGGTGTCCTTGATGAACAGCATCTGGTACTCGGGGGTCAGGCGTTCGATGTACTCGAACACCGGCTTCCAGTCGTCGTTGGTGCAGCGACGGCCCAGCATGGTCACGACGGCGAAGTTGGCGGCTGCGGTCTTCGGCAGCTTGGCCTTGGCGGGGTTCTTCTGGATTTCCTCGTATGTCGGGAGATCCTTGTAAACCTCGCAGTAGGTGATGTACTCGGCGGCGTTGCCTTCACCAATCGCCGAGCCAGCCAGCACGCGGCGCATTTCAGCGTCAGGCTTGGTAGCCAGCAGGCGGCTGAAGAACTCCCAGCTGCGCGGGGTGGCGAAGCTGTTGCGGTCCTTCAGGTTGCAGTCGGGGCTGTCCGGTTCGTTCAGCAGAGCCGGGCGGAAGCGCAGGAAGCCGATGATCGTCTCATCGATGCCGGCCTTCTGAGCCCATTCGATCCAGTCATCGAAGTGGACTTCGTAGTCGAGGTGGACGAAGCGGTTCTTCAGAGCCGTGGACATCTGGTTCACGATGGCACGGTCGCGCATCCGGTTACCGGCAGCGACGATGGTCCAGCCGGCCGGCAGCTCATAGTCACCCAGCCGACGGTCCAGAACCAGCTGGTAGGCGGCGGCTTGGGTGGCCTGAGCGGCGGAGTTGATCTCGTCAAGAAACAGGATACCTCGGGACTCCGGATTCTGCGGCAGGAACTTCGGAGTGAGCCAGTTCGTGAACTTGCCGTCAGCGTGGGGGATGCCGCGCAGGTCAGCCGAGTCGAGTTGCGACAGACGCAGGTCGATCAGGTCCAGCTCCAGTTCCTTGGCGATACCGCGGATCATGTCGGACTTACCGACACCGAAGCTGCCGTGCAGCATAACTGGTTGGCGGGCGGCGATGCAGGACAGGAGGGCTTGGCGGACGATTTGAGGGCGCATGGGAGTATCCTTCGGTTCCAACTTACGCGGAGGGTTACCGCGCAGGGGCTACATAGTAGCGAGGGCTGTGGAGGTCGAGGTTGGCGTGGGCCCGCACCTTGACCGCATCCAGCCAGTTCGCGAAGAACAGATCTGGTTTGCGGCCAAGGGCGTCTACTACTTTGAATCGAGGCATCAGTGCAGCACCCGGTCCGGTGACAGGTCAGGGTCGTCTTCGGCCGCAACTTCTGCTGCGGTTTCAGCAACCGCTTTGGCCAGATCGGGGTAGGCTTTGTGCAGCTCTTCCGAGTAGCGCAGGGTCAGCTGCATCTGCACGATCGGGTCTCCGGTGAAGCTGACCAGACCGCTGTTCTCGGTGTCTTCGTCGTCGAACGAGATCCCGATCAGACTGGCTCGTACCGGACGGTCAGCCCACCCGGTTTTCTCCAGTACGTCGATCAGATCCCGCAGCGTCGGCTGATGGCCCAAGAGAGTCGATGATTTTTTGGACATGGCGTGAGTGATTCAGGAGGTGCTCGAGAATGTCGGCCGTTTGCCCAACCGCCTTCTCCAGACGGTCGAGTCGGGCACTTAGCACTTGGGCTTGGTACTCAGTCATTTCTTGTTGCAGACTTCGCAGTAGGGGGTGACGGGGATATATTGCTTGACCGTGCGGGTCTTGTAGATGACCTTGGGCGGGGCAGGAGGTTCTGCCTTGGGCCGGGAGTCGATCTCGTAGGCGACGCACTCGTGCAGGCGTACGGTGGTGACGATGCGCTGCAGGCCGGAGGAGCCGCCTGCCCCGATACTGCCGCCGGCGCCACTGGACCCGTTACCGCCGATACCCCAGCTGTAGCCGGTGCTGACGGTGGTGACTGCAGAGGTCTCGACGACGCGGTGGCCGAGGAGGCGGATGAGGCCGGGGACGACCTCAATGCGGCGGTACGGCTCGTCCAGATCGGCGACGGTGTACTCGTCAGTGCCGGCTTCGAACTCGGCAGCTGACATCGGCCGATTGTTCAGGCCATTGACCGACCGACGCACGATCTTCATGCGAGGCTGGCATTCGGTGTCCGCATACCTGCTGACAGTAGCGGTCGGCGTCACTGCCGGCGGTGTCAGGGGCTGCACCGGCCGGATGCTCCAGCTGCGGGAGTCCGTACTGGAGTGCGTCGAAATCGAAGGGGACAAGGTCGTCGGGGCTGTCGCAGTCGCTGACGAGTCGCCGCCAGAAGCGCTGGATTGCTGTTGTTGCTGTTGCCATTGGTGCTGGGGGTTAGTGGCGCAGTTCTGGTTGCCGCCTTCGCAACCATGGGCGTGCGCAGAGCCTGCTGCGAGCAGGGCCAGAGCTACAAGGGTTCGTTTCATATGGGATCTCCAAGTTCGCCGTTACAGTAACGGAAGCGATGACCACTACAGCTAAACGCGCGTTTCAATCCACTACAGGCTAGGCACCTGTAGACCCGAATCCGCCGTTACCGCGCTCGGTGGCATCGAGCTCACCGAAGGAAGCTTCGATGGTGTAGAAGGGCATCAGGACCACTTGCGCGATCCTGTCACCGACTTCGATGCTCAGAGGCCGGTCGCCGTCGTTCTTGAGAGCTACTTTAAGCTCTCCGCGATAATCGGAATCAATGACACCAACGCAGTTACGGAGACGAACACCGTAAGTGAAACCATGACCGCTACGGCTAAACGCGTATAGGACGGTTCCGGCAGGTATCTGGGCCGCCAGCCCGGTCGCGACCACTGCGTGGTCACCCGGCTGGAGTGTGAGGCGTTCCACGGAGCGAACGTCGTAGCCGGCTGCGCCGTCGGTCGCTCGTACTGGGAGTTGTGCATAGGGGTGCAGTCGCTTGAAGGTGACTTTCATTGGAAGGTCATGGGCACGGAGTAGTCAGATGCTTCTGGTCCTTGCGCAGGTCCAGTTCCTTGAGGATCGCTTCCCTGACGTTCGGAACGGCTTTGAACTTCTCCAGCTCCCGCCATAAGGTACTGCGGCACAGGACGTCTTTTAGATTTGCCGCGTACGCCGCCAGTTGCGGCTCGTTCAGCTGCATCACCATCTTCAGGCTCCTCGTCAGTCAGGGTGTGGCCCCAGCACAGGCGCTGGGGGTGTGGGGGGATCTCCATGCTGCCGTACAGCTCCTGCAGGTGCTGGTAGTTGCAGGTCAGCATGGTGGTGGCGTTCACGCCGGAGCGGACCGCCTGGGCGATTGCTCGTCGGTGGGCCGTGAGCCTCGGATCTACGCCGAGCACCACCTCGTCCAGCATGGCGGTGTTCTCGGCCCGGTCGGCGATCCGCAGCAGGTCACAGCTGCGGTCGATCTCGTGCTCCCCGTAAGTCAGCGCGCGGTAGTACAGCAGAGCGTAGGGACGGGTCACTTTCATTTCCACATCTCCAGAATGCCGTTGATCTGCTCCCACTCGCTGGGGGAGTAGGCTTTGCGTCGTTGGACCAGTACCTGCTCCCATCCACCGAAGTAGCGCTGGAACTCGACTTCCAAGCTTTCACTTCGCAGCGTGCGCTGGAAGATCGCTGGCGTCGATGTCATGTGAGAGTTACCGTTGATTGCGACCCACACAGACTTGATATCCGCGGTGCCAAGATACGATGAAGCTGGATCGAACAGTCTGGTCAGGGCTTTGCGGGCCCGATCAAGTACAACAGCTTCCGCTAGCGAAGCCGGCTCATCCGATTTCGGGGGCGGCGGCAGCAGATCCAGCCACCGCTTGATGTCGCCCTGTTTCAGGGAGTGCATCATTTGGTCGTAAATCGAAGTCGTTACTTCGTTCGCCTTCTCGCGTTGCTGGGTCATGATCACGCTTTTTGCCTTAGCCTCGTCCGGAGCAATGGATGCTATGACCTTCGCGAACTTCATCAGCTCCTCAGCGATCTTCTTGAGTTCCACTTCAGTGTACCGGATAGGTTCAGGTTGATAGGGCGGGATGTTGAACCGGCGATCCGTCAGCGCGATGGGAATCGGGAACTCCTCGTTGGAGTTGATGAAGAAGGCGTTCCAGCTGTCCTCCTTCCCGACCGCCACCTGCATGCGTCGAACCGCATAGTTCTCGCTGGTGATCATGGCCTTGAGCTGGTTGATCAGATGGGGTTTACCCGCCGCTTTGGAGCGGAAGTCTGCCTCATCGATCAGCGTGAACATCTTGTCGGCCATATACCCGTTGAACTGATCCTCGAGGTTCTCGGCTTGCAGTGTATTCCAGTTCTCCCGACCAACCAGCGCACCTACCACATGCTCAGCCAGCGTATTCTTACCAGTGCCATGGGCGCCGGTCAGAAGCCATGCTACACCGATCTTGCGGCGTACCTGCAGCAAGTAGGCCAGCCAATTCAGGAAGTGGATCTGGCATTCCGTGTGGCCATTCATGACGTGGTTCAGCAGGTGCCCGATCTGAGGCGCGTCGCGGCGTACCTCAGCCAGAGTCGACTCAGAAGCCCGCTGCTTGGAGGAGGACCCCATCAGCATGGCCTCGGAGGCGCGGAAGGTATTCACCTTGCCGATCGCCGAGCCGTTGCTCAGAGAGTAGCCCGAAGCCATCGTGGGGTTGTATACCACGTTGACAGTTGGGATCTCTTCCGGCTTCAGGGGCTCCAGCCCATAAGCGGCCATGACTGACTTGTAGGCGTTCACGCCACTCTGCTTGCTGATGTCCTCTACCACACCGGACTTCCTGTTACGGAAACCGAGGTGCAGCGAACCGCCAAGGTTGTGAGCGTAGAAAGCGAAAGGCTCAGGCAGCTCACCTTCAGAATCCTGCCCCTCGGTCTGCTCTGCCTCAATCTCTCCGCTACTCACCCGGGCTTTCCAGTAGTCCGGAAACAGCTCAGAGGTCAGGTAGAGGGGCTCACCCTTGAAGTTGCGGATGAACTTGGGGTTGTCTTCGGGATGGTAGTAGCTCCAGCGTCCGTTGCCGCCGATGTCGAAGTAGACAAACCCCCGCTCTTCCTTGATGTCGCAGAGTGGGATTGGCTGCACATGAGCTGCAACCTCGGTGCCAGCCGCGTTACGAGTGACCTGACGAACATCCGAAAGACCCGCGAGTGTACGGAGTTCGTTGATCTTCTTGACGTAGCGGGAGGTTTTTCCGGCTTTGATCCGGTTGGCGGGCATGCGCTCGAGCGCGTGACCACCAATGATGATCGCGGGCTGGCCATGGGCACAAGCGATCTGCTTATCATTTTGGCAAGCCGACACGTCCAGCGGGAAAATGAGCGCGGCGCCGGATTTAGCCAGAGTGACTTCGTCGTCCAGCTTGGTCAGGTTTAGGTCTGTAAGCCAGTCCTTGATTGCTTTCGGGTCCACCGGGCGATCCAGCAGCATGAACAAGTGGGCGCAGACCTTGCCGTGCTTCTTGCCGTGGGAGGCACTCAGCTGGTAAAGGTAGTTGACATCCTTGAACCCGAGCTTCGCCATTACCGACGGCACATCTGCTCCGATGATGCCGTCGATATCGAAGCAGAGCCACTCGGTCGGGGTATCAGGATTGGTGGCCCCTTGGCGAGACTCAGCCTGCAGCGGGCGCTCAATGAGGCCCTTCAGGAGGCAGCCACCGGCCTTGGCTGCTTCATCGATTACGGCCGCGAAGTCAGCCAGAGAATTGACATCGCGTTCATGGCTGGTCCACTCTTTATTGTAGGGGTACTGACCGTCAGTATCCTTCACCCACGGGTAGGGGCTCGTCAGGAAAACCAGCTTCATGAATCCTGTTCCTTCAGCAGAAGTGTTGCTGTCCGGGGGGAGGCCATCATAGCTCCAGAGTGATCAACAGGTCAATCGGGTTCACCTTGTAGAACCGACCGAGCCGTTCGATCACATCGAGGTCCGGATGGAAGTGCTCATACTCAAGTCGACGCAACGTGTGTCGATCTATCCTCGTTTGGCGCTCAACTGCGCGCATCGAGAGTCCGGTATCTTCGCGTAGGTTGCGCATGAGGACACGATTGTTTACAAGCTTTATCGCCATACCGTGTACGCAGTCCGCAGTTCAGAATACGCTTTGAGCAGCTGCTCTCGCGTGGATTCAGCACTGACCATGGTCTGCAGATGTGGCAGTGCGGCCGCCAGTGCACGGAGCATGTCGCTGAGCAGTTCATAATCGATGGGGTCGGAGGTACTCACATCGATGTTGAACTCCCGCATCTGGTCGGCGATCCAGTCTGGCTCCGGACGCAGGCCGATATCATCTTCAGGTTCCAGCATGCCTGAGGGCTTCAGCCTCTCGAGGTGCAGCAGCAGATACTCGGTGTCTTGCGCGGTAGCCGCCTCTAGCAGCTCATAGTCTTCGAGGCTGAACGCCGACTCCACTTCCTCGGGTAAGAAGTGTTTGCCGGCGTTGTCGTAATACCGGTACACACCATCGGCGTCGTCATAGGAGATGAATGTATCTCCTACGGGCTGCACCGCCCCATTAGTGACATAGCGGATGACCGCTGCGGCATTAAGCTTCATAAGTCGCGCTTTTGATGAGTCCGTACACTGCTCGGTGTACCGCTTCCAGTGACAGGTCAGGTAAGCCCGCCTGAATCCGAATGGCGAGCTGGCGGTGGGCCATGGAACTCAGATTCACATAGCCTACACCGTCTTCGGGCCATTCGCCGGGCAGCCCGTAAGACACCAATTCGGCAGGGCTGGGGTAGCCCTTGCGGAAGTGGGTGGCCCGGTACATTCGGATCAGATCCTCAGAGGGCATCTTGTCGATGTATTCGTCACGCAGCTCAATCATCTTCATGGCTGAGAAGTCCTATAGCGATGAGGGGGTACACAGGATCTTGGTAGGCTGTAGCACTTCTACGGTAGAACTTGTTTCTACGCCGATGCAAGGCTACGACCTCACGCTCCAACAACGACCGGTCCGCCGTAGGCACCCGTAACATGAAGTCCTGTACAGCATCGGATTTGATCCGGTACCGTACCATCGTCTTTGTCATCTTCCGCAACCCCACTGATTACGCCACTAAAATACAGTGTACTGTAGAGATCTTCACTGATCGCAGTGCGCACTACATTCTCAGGCAATCGAGAGTTCATACCCAGCAGGATCACCAATGCGGTGATTTCCGGTGACGGGCTGAACACGAACACCGGTTGGTGTTGAGTGGAGAATCCAAGCAGTGACAGTTCGTGTTTGGGGTAGAACCGGGTGAACACAGCGCCGCTCAACTGTCGTTCGCATGACCGACCTACCAGCCATCGGTACAGGTTGGCGGTTACGAGGTATACCTGATTCATAGGATGATCCCCATCAGTTTGAGCTGATCATACTCGGTTTTGCTGTCCGTACTCGGATACCAATGCCCGAACCCTCGCAGGGCCATTTCGCCGTCATGCCCATACATGATGCGATTGAGCACCGTATTGTGCATACCATCGATCAGTCGGCTCGTTTGTGGAGGGATCCGTACATAGAACGTCCGTTCAACCTCGAAAGGAAACAGCGCCTTCAATTGGTGGCGGTTCAGGCTGAACGCGAACCGACCCTTGAGCACTGTCTTCGACAGGCGGTCACGTATGATTGACGTGGTCGGCGTACCAATCCAGCGATTAGGTGCGGACAGACTCGGCTTGACGTGCGCCCAGTCTCCGCCATCCCACTCGACATCCAGTTTCAGGTCGTCGATGAACGGGTCCTCGTCGTCGGTATAGAGCAGCTGTCCGTTTGCCAGCAGCCTATCATTCGAAATAAAGATTCGTGACATGGGGCACCTTCAGGGTCATGAGCCACGCCGGCTCGTCGGCGCACTCATATGGCTTGATCCATATTGGTCTGATGCGCAGATGGTCCCATGACTTGGCCTCGACTATCTTGGCCAGCAGGCCCGAGCCGGACTCCTCCAGTATCTTCAGGCAGCGCTTCTGCTTGACGGTACGGCGATTCAGCTTGAAGCCCAGTAGCTGTTCCAGAGCAGGAATGTGTACATACACCGCCTGCGGGTTCTGCTTCAGGAACGTTTGGATATTCTCCGGCAGGTCGTCCCACTGTACGTACCACGTCTGCTGGATGTATTCGCCTACCGGCCACCACCGCAGAGCCACTTCGCCATACGGCCGGCCGGTCCATGCGGGGCGTACGGTTACTTCAGTTGGAGTACCGTCACGGTCATACGTGGCTGTTATGCCATACTGGTTCACACCGAATGATGTAAGGGTGTACTCACTCATATAGTCCTCCTCGGAGAAATTACACCAGACAGGACCAGCCATGCCAGATCCTCTGGATCTTCGGCGGGCTTCAGGTACACCGGGTTTTTGATGGTGTTGAGCCGATCCAGCGTGATCTGATACAGCACATCACGCAGCATCCTTGACCCCAACTGATCTAGCCGACTTTCCAGCTCGTGTCGATAGCCGTCTTGCGGATCATGGGGCAGTACAGGCAGGCCCAACAGGATTTGCAGGGCCTCGACGTTTATGGTGAAGGGCTGTGCGCGCTCGCACAGTAGCTGCTGTAGCTCTTTGCTGAGCGCCTTGTAGGGTACAGTGAAGTGCTGCCGATCATGCGAATGCATACCCCAGTAGGTAAAGTCCACGTCGCTATCCGGCTGACCGAGCCATACAGGGAAGCCCACTGCCGTACATTCGTCTGTCCCGTGGTGGTAGACGACTTCAAACCCAAACTTCCCTGCTGTGACTCGTGTCATGGCTTCAAGACCCCAAAGACCCGCAGCTGTGTCGTGATCTGACGGCCGAGCACCGCTTCATACACCGGCAGGGGTACGGCCATCCCTCGATGCAGCCGGTTGAACAGCACCAGCAGTATCTTGGGCCAGCGGCAGCTAAGCCTCAGCACTAGGTGCTTGGTGCTGAGATCTACGCCCAGCCATGGCCCCTTAAAGGTGATCGAGTCCATGGGCAGGAAGCAGTCGTTGTCGAGGGGGATTTCAGGGGGGACGAGTAGCCTGACCAGATTGGGCCAGTCCACTCGCAGGAATTGAGATTTGACGAGGGGCTCGTCGATGACTGTACGGCGTGAGTTGAGGCCGTAATCATGAATGAAGGGTGTGCTGACCGCCTTGTCGCCTCGGAAGTTACACACTGATCTGTGCGGAGCGCTCTGCTGCATGCCCACTGCGGGGGTCATGTAAGGGCGAATGGTGCGCTGCATCAACGGCGTGATCTTGAACCAGTTGTCCCCCAGCAGGATAGCCAGTGTGGGGAGCAGCGTGAGGTTAGGCAGCTCTATAGGGGGCTGCTTCGGTATATAGGCTCGGGCGACAAAGTCGTCGCGGATGTCGATCATGAAGGGGGTTGGGCCCTCAGGTACGATCTTACTGTAGTCCAACCTCAAGAAGTTGCCTTCGGTGACCATATCGGTAGGGCTCCTAGGGTGCGCAGCTCGACGATGTCCTCGATGGGAACTACGGAGCAGAGGGCGCTGACGGGCAGAGGGTACTTGTATGGCGAATGTAGTCCCAATTCCGAGATGATGCGCCCGCCAGCCTTGTGGTCTGTGAGGAGGGGTACGGACAAGGATACGATCACTTGGTCGTATGCAGGATCGATGATCCCGATCCCCCTGTACACCAGATGAAAGACGCTCATCAGGGAGGTGGAGATCCCGAGGTTGAACGATGCTGTGTACCCGACCGCACCGTTGGCTTTTTCTACGAGCGCCTTGAACTCTTCTGCGTGCCCGGGGGCGGCGCGCATTACAGCCCGGGGGCCCGTATCAACAGGAATCTCGCGAAGGCGCTCGCGGTGAGTCCGGTATCGCATAGGCTCAGCTCCAGTTCAGTTACTCGGACCCGCCCTCTAGCAAACAGCCACACCACGAGGTACACCGGCAGATCGTCCTTGGGTACGTCGAAGCGCTGCACCCAGCTGCGGTAGTTGTACGACAGAGTAAGGTCGTTCAGGCTGTATGGCAGAACCCGCGAAGGGGCCTCGAAGCCGTCGATCGTGTTGGTCGCGTGCGGTGTCAGGTAGCGTCCGATCTCCGCCCAGTTCGGTTCAATCATCGACCATTACCCCCAGTATCTGCAGATGGGGTGCTGCACGCAGCAGCTTCATGTACGGCAGTTTGATGCGGGCTTGTCCACCGGATTGGGGGTTACGGGCGTACGACGCCGTCTCTAGTACGTATCGCGCGTCCTCCTGTTGCTCGCACAACCAGCGCCAGACTCGGGGTCGCTTGATCACTTTTCGTGTCCACTCGGGTACATCAAGCAATGCCGTGAGCTTGTGCAAGTCGATCCGTAGCGCACCATTGACCTGTTTACGCAGGTAATACTGCACGCCTTGTGGCTGGTCGGCGATACGAAGGGTCACGGGGGTACCCCCAACCTTACTAACTGTGAAGGCCTCCTCGTCCATGCACTGCAGGTACAGGGTGTCACTGATAGGACCGACCCAGCCGTTGAGGCCCCGAGATGACAGGAATGCGTCGTAAAATTTCAGACCTCTCACGCTAACCTCCGTATCAGCCCTCGCGAGACCAGTTCTGCCTCGTACGGCCCCAACAACCAGCCATGCACCAGAACCCGGCCGTGAGCCGCTCTCAGCAGCTCGATCAGCGCGGCGTCCTTCGGGTCAAAGTCCCAATGGTCAGCTGCTTGGTGCACCTCACCCTTGGTGAAGTGAATGGAGTAGGTGTGCACGTGTTGTAGTCGCTTCGGTCCATGCAGCACTTGAGCCAGTGCATGCTCATCCAGTAGGTAGGAGTGGTCAGTCCTCATTCACGCGCTCCACAAGCCCGCGAGCTATCGCTTCCGCCGGTACAGTGAAGCTGGTGTTGTAGTTCGAAAACTCCTGCAGCACCTCGTGCAGCACAGGATCATCGGGCAGTGGCCATGCACGGCCCGCCTGCTCGATGTACTCCTTCTCCACTGTGTACAGTGAGGGCAGGTACGGCCCTTCACCAATCAGAGCCTGTACCGCCTTCTCATTTAGCCGCCATCTCATGGCAGACAATTCAGGGCCCGCAGGCTCTCCCGCAGGCGCAGGTTCGCCTTCGTCGTCCTCGGCAGCGACACCGCCTCGATCGGCGCCGTGTATACACGCAGCAGTGCGCGCACGAGGTCGTCGCTCACGTCGTCTATCAGACGCTCCGGGATGCGCGCGTTCTGGTTCACGTGCGAGCGGATCGCCCCGTCTGTCAGCTCCAGCAGCACTCCCTTCAGCACGGCGTAGTCCAGCTTGTCGCCGATCTTGTCCTCACCCACCTTCTTCAGGGCGGCTTCGGCGGTCATGTCCGACCCGTACGTCGCGTAGGCCGCACGGATACGGTCAGTCAGTGAGTAGTGAGTCATGGTTCTCTCCTGAGCACCTAGCACGAGGTGCTTAGTGCTGAGTTGGGATGAGGTAGCCTTCGTCGAGGGCTTTCTGCAGGCGCTTCTTGCCAATGGCCTGCTTGAGCCACTCGATGGGGAAGTATTTCGAGTGTGCGTACAGGGCCAGCAGGACGCCGAGGACAGGGTCTGTGTCGGTCATGCTGCGGTTCTGGTCGTCGTACGCCTCCCAGCTCACGCCGTCGGACAGAGAAAACCAGCGCAGAGGGGAGGTAACGTCGATTGTGAAGTCAGTGTGTGAGGGGTCGAGTTTCAGGCGGGTCATCTGAGGGCTCCGAGGGCTTTGAGCTGCGCGGTCAGGGTGGTACCCAGCAGGCACTGGAACACCTCGACGGGTACGGCTTGTGCGAACGTACCGGTGGACACCACGTGGAGCATGTCGGTGGAGCAGGGCGTGTCGAGCAGCTCCAGTGCGGGCTGCGAGGGCGGCACCGGTCTGGCCGTGGCGTGAGGGCCGTGGGGTGCGCGGCCTGCGCGGTACCGGCTGGAGGGTGCAGGCAGGGTGACAGGGACCGGGCACCACTGCGGCGCGTGCCTGTACAGCAGCTGCACCACCTCGCGTACCTTCTGGCACTGAGCGAACAGCGCGGTCAGCAGGTCGATTGTGCTGCGCGCCTCGTGCAGGTGCGGCCCGATACTCAGCATGCGTCCTCCCTCCACCCCAACCCACGCCTCATCCGGCTGCCCGTACCGCCGGGCCATCTCTGGGTTTATGTGCACGGCTCTATCAGTCCTCGTATTCTCAGCTCTGGCGGGTACGGCCCGAGCGCCTCAGCCGGCGCCTGCGGCCCCCAACGGTACGTCAGCAGGGCGGTGACCAGCGCCGGGTCGTTGTGCGGCACCTCGCACCACCGGTCCTGCTCCGCCCCGCCGTCCCTCAGCCTGTACGCCCGGCGTACGTCAAACCCCAACCCCACCACCTTCTCGAACGCCTCTGCTACTGACTGGTACATGTGACCTTCTCGCACCTAGTCTGGGTACTCGGTGCCAAGTCTGCGTTTCGACCTGTACGCTCCGCGACCGTCGCGGATGAGCACGCACTACAGAAGCTAAGCCCGCCCGACGGACCCACTCAGCACTTTGTACTGGGTGCTGAGTGCTTAGTATTTCGAGAACCGCTCGGGGATGATGTTCCACTCAGCGAGGACGTTGATGTCGGCTTGCGTCCAGTTCTCGGTAGGCAGTTGGGACTGCGGGATCAGAATGAGGCTGCGAACCCATGCTGCCCGTGCTTGTTCGTCAGGGGACAGATTGGAGGCCTTGTCTGCGAGTTCCAGAGCGCGTTTAGCCGCCGTGTAGTCGAAGTGATTTCGCAGGGCGTCGACAGTGCGGGGGCGCCCGAGCTTCTTACCGGTCGTCCGGACAGGTACTTTGGCTTCCAGCTTCAGGACTTCGATCAGGTCAGTGAGGGTTTTGATCGCTTCGGCAGTGACGATCACGGGGTCAACCCCGTTCCGTTTGCAGGTGCGCATCACGTTGTTGCGCAGCTTGATGGCGTGTTTCTTGCCGAACAGTTGGGAGACAGGGTCTTGGGTTTCCATGTTGTGTTCCTTACTGGAGGGGGGATTGAGTGCATGAGTGCACGTGTTAAGTTTAGGTTAACGTTTGTGCGCGGTTATCGCGAGGGGGGTCGAAAAAACTCCGCTTTCTGTGTAGAGTTTTTTTGAGTGGTTTTCGAGCTAGATACGACTGAGAATGCGAACCCCTCGCGATTGAGCTAATGCTGCGTTTTGTGTACGGTTATTAGACTAGAATTTCCCTGAGGAGTCGACGCTAAGTCATTGATTTGATCCGACCCCCTATTGCCATCTTTTGGTATTCTTATACTTATGTTTATACCTACGTGATAAAGATAGGACCGTATGTTCTGTAAGCTATTGAATTATCTAGGAGTTTAAGAAAAGTAAGGAGGTAGGGGGAGGAGAGCGCAATTTGTGATTCCTATGGAGGTCGCTAGCAAAGAGTGAGTGCGGACCCCCCCCACACTTCATCGCTAGCGACTTGGAGAGGGCTCTCTTTAATCACAACTAAGATTAATGGAAACTAGGCCAGTAGGGCCCGAGGGGTACAAAGCCGCCAGCGCACTCGGCTGGACGTGTTTAAAGCCCTTTAGAGCCGTTCAGGCCCCCGGTAAGGGGAAGACCCTACCGAGGGCACTAAACGCCTCAGAGAGGCTCTAAACGCGCCGCAAGGGCGTCAGAACGGGATGTCGTCGTCCCACGCCACGTCGGAGCGACCCGAAACCGGCGGTTTGCCCTGTTTCAGCGTTGCCGGGGCCACCGAGCCCGCCCCATCTGCCGCATCCGCGAAGATCGAGGACACCAGCTCCACGGGGTAACCGCGCTCATCGGCCCGCTCCAGCACCTCGGCCAGCTCGTCCTGCTCGAAGTTCTCCGCCCACTCGAGCAGAGCCTCCTTGGCGTCATGGACACTCTTCAGGATGAAGTCCATGTTGTTCGGCTGACCTGCCGCCATCTTCTTCGCGATGGTCTTGGCGACACGTACCCGCTCCTTGACGAGGCTACCTGCCAGCTTCTGCGCGAAGGAATACAGGGCCATAGGGCCGAGCGGCTCGATGGTAAGGTCTTCCCCTTGGAGGCCCTGCCAGAGCGCCTCTACGTCGGTTCTGACGGCTGCCAGCGGGTTCTCCGTCTCGTCGCCAGCCGAGGACAGAGCCGAGCGGACCGCTTCTTCCGCCACACCACGCCCCAGACCCTTCTTCATCAGGCCCTTGATCATCGCCTCGACCGATTCCGCGTCGTTGGCATCCACCTTCCTGCCGCCGGTCATGAAGTCCAGCATGTCCGACAGCGACTGCGGAGCATCGAACTTCTCGTTGTAGCGGATGTCGGATTCCAGCTCTTCCTTCACCAGCTGGTAGATGCGGACGTAGTTCTTGCAGGCTTTCTCTGCCGCGCCGGTCTTTTCCTCGTTGTCCGGGTTTTCGATAATCACCCGGGCGTTGCCGATGAACTTGCCGATGGCAGTAGACGCAGCGCGTTTCAGCGCCACTTTCAGGGCCGGCCCCTCGATGAGGCTCAGGTAGGGCAGAGCGGTACGCAGTTCGTTGCTCATGTATTCAGATTCCAGTTTTCAGGTTGATGATGCCGGGGGTGTACTCACCGCCCTTGATCGAGCCGAATACCGACTTGCCGATCGAGGACAGGATGGAGCAGAGCAGCCCAGCAACTGCTGCTGCCATGACGCCACTGTAGGTGCCCCAGTGCAGGGCAAGCACGAGGCCACTCACACTGACATCGAGCGCGAGAGGGTGCCCAAGCCACCACAGTTTGGTCTTGAGCGGCATCTTGATGAAAATCAGGACAACACCGAGAACGACAACCAAGCCTGCAGTAAACATCGGGCAACTCCTTCTATCTTGTTGCGATCAGCACTCTTCAGGGCCGATCACGCGTCGATCCATGCGCTCAGCGTCGTACACATGGATCTCGTGTTTCTCGTGTTTGAGCCTGTTCAGCTCACTGATCAGGTCCAGCTTGCTTTGGGTCAGGCGCTCCTGAGCCCTGCGATGCTCGTCCAAAACAGTGGCGAGACCGACGGCAACTGCGAGGGCGAGCACGCAGTAGAAGATCACGATGAACATATCAGGCTCCTTGTTTCAGGGAACGAACCGCATTTGCCAGCTGCTCGAGATCCAGTGCCGCGTTCTCGAGGATCTGGTCCGTTGTGTCGTGGCGCAGAACAATCACCCGCTGCAGGCGCATCAGCTCGTCATTCACGACCTGAAATCCGAAGTTGCGCAGCAGCCATTGGCTGGTTTCTTGGGGCGGGGGTTTGATGCTATCTTCGTTGAACATGTCGTCTTCTCCTAGCACTCAGCACCTAAAACTCGGTAACTTCTACCGAGAACGTAGGGCTAGGTGCCATGTGTACACTACAGGTTTCGTTGATTGGTGTCAGACGATGGCTACGAGTGTTCCAGTTTCGTAGTCAATCGCCCAGCCCCGGCGGGCCAGCTCCTGTTCAATTGCGAACACAGCCTTGCCATCATTGTTCTCATAGGCCAGCTCGTTCCAGAACAGCAGCTCTTCTTCACTCATGTCTTGCAGCATGGCGGTCTCCGGAGGGTGTGCACTCTATGCTGCAGTGCAACGTCTATATAGTAAACGCAGTCGGCTTGGCGGGCGGCCTATGTGCCTGTCGTAGCCCATGTACCTGCCCGTCCGAGCGAGAAGAGGCCAGCCCCCGAAGGGGCCAGCCTCATTTCATTAGAAGATCGCGGACTTCAGGTTGCGGCCGGACTCGATGTGGGTGCGCAGGGCCTGCAGGTTGCGTTTCTGGAACTCTTTGTAGAAGGCTTTCACTGCATTCAGGTCGGCCTGCAGCATACCCAGCGTGCCGAGGGCTTTCACCGAGTTGTACTTCATGCTGCTGGTCTTGTTGCGGGCGAAGGCTTTGGCGATCGCGTTGCCCCCTGCGACGATCAGGTCGTGCTGTTGAGCAACGCTCAGGTCGTCGATAACTGCCTCTTCGTCCAGCGCAGCGGCGTCTTTCTCGCTGATGGTCAGCGAGGCGAAGCGGTTGCGGATCACCGGCTCGGCGATTTCCCACCAAGCTTTGGCATCAGCGGCGCGTTGCGTCTCGCCGGCTTTCAGTTCGTCTTCGGTGAAGGAGCCGGTCTCCTTCGCAGCCTTCAGCCAGTCCGGGCTGTACTTGCTGTCGCCTTCCTGCATCAGCTGCAGCACAGCGTCCAGACCCATCACGTAGTCGTACAGTGGGTTCTCGGCGATCTGGTCGACGGTTGCGCGGGCGACTGCATCGAACGCGGCGCGTTTCTGCAGATCGGCTTCCACGCGTTCCACATCTTCGTAGATGTTCTCGAAGCGGCGCTGCTCATCCATTGCGTTGGCAGCGTCGATTCCCTGCTCTGCCTTGCGGCTGCGCTTTTGGTCTTCGCGCAGTTCGCGCTGGATGTCGCCGACCATCGCGAAGATGTTGCTGTTGCCGGCGCCTTTCAGGAAGGCGGTGCGGCCTTCGTTGCTCAGTTTTTCAGCGGCGAAGAGGAAGAAGTTGGTCGTGTTCATGGTGTTGCTCCAGTAAGATCGTGTGTTGAGTGTTGGGCACTGTGCCCCTGCTGACCACTCATTGAATGGTCAGCAAGCGTCAGCGCGCTAGCGTGAGTAGCGGTCCTTCAGGATCAGCGCGACTTCTTCTTCTGTCGCGGTGCCATTCAGCAGCATTTCCTCGAGTTCCATCAGTTCATCTTCGACTGACGGGCAGGCTTCTGCCATCTGGTCGAGCTGCCACTGTTCGTATCCGGTTTCCATTTCATACTGCATGGTGCTTCTCCTGCATCAGGAAGAACTTCATCATCATTGTGTGCCATACGCGGCGCAGCCCGCTGCTGCGGGCCACGCGTGCGCGATGGTAGCCAATCGTGTCAGCGTACATCGCGTGCTCCTTATCTGGAGTGCGGTTGGTAGCGATGTGCGGGGATCGGGCCGAGACCGATTACGCGGCCGGCTTCGTTCTGCGTGATGCGGCCCATTTGCAGGAGTTGCTCCACAAAGCTGCGGTAGTTCTGCGGCAGGCGGGCGTTGGTCTCGACAGCATTCAGGATGATTTGGTGGACAGGATGCATGATGTTTCTCCAGTAAGAGCGTGTTGTTCAGACAGCGAGTGCTTTGTTGCGGTAGTTGACCAGCCACTGTGCAGCCGACAGGCCGCCAGCTTTCGCGGAGCGGATCTGCATGCGCAGCATCGCTTTCGTGCGCGGGTCATAGTGCCATTTTTCGACGCCCTCAGCGTATTCGATGGCGCGGAGGGTTTCGTTGCGGAAGCTGCGGATGTATTGAGCGGTCGTCATGATGATCTCCAGAGATCAGGGTTGATGTACTTCAGGATTGAGGGTGAGCGTAGCGAGCCCGCTCTGCCAATCAGGCGCGATATTTGTCATTGAGCCGACGGATGCGCGCGGTCACCTGCGAGAGCGAGACAGCGTCTTCATCTGTCAGGCGGCCCGCACGTGCACGCAGCGTCATTCTGCGCTGTGCTTCGGTGAGGCGCGCCAGTTCAATTCTGTCGGATTCAGCGACTGCGATCATCTGCTTGATGAATGATTGGACTGTCATGATTGACTCCTCAGAAGGGGATGAGTTGCTGATTTATGCGTTCGATCTCACGTTCGATGGGCCGCCACTCTGCATAGGGCGCGCCAGCAGCCATCAGAGCGTTAAGCATTGCAACAAGTTGATCGAGATGAGCTTCAAGGGCTTTGAGATTCATGGTTCTGACTCCATATGATTGTGGTGCATACAAGCACCATACATCCCAAAGATCATAGACGAGCGAAGCGAGTAAAAAATCTATATTGCCTTTCTCGACGCGCAGCGGAGAGGAAGACCGGAAGGAACGCAGTGACTGCAGGGCTTCAGGCGAGCAGAGCGACGAAGGAGCGTGGCGAGCTTCTATTGACATGCGAGCGGAGCGAGCGTATATTGCAAGCCAAGGACGCCGGAGGCACTAAGCACCCAGCACCGAGCACCCAGCCCCAGCACCTAGCACTTGGTACTAAGTGCTTGGTGCGAAGCGAAACCGAAGTGGGGGGCGGGTTTGTGGATGAGGGGGAGGCTGGAATGGCGCGATTTTGCTGGGGCCCGATTGGGCCTTTTTTTCGTATGGTGGAACGATCCGAAGTGGCCCCCCCTGTTCAGGCAGTACCGGTAGACCCCAAAAAATTTTGGCGCGGCGCGGCTGCCTGTGCGGTGCTCGCATCTGTCTGGGAGCGTGCGGGGGCGATCGTGGGTCTGTCCTGCCCGTGGGGTGCGCTGGACGAGGCTGGGATCCCCCTCCTGCAGATGCCGAGTGGGGCTCGTGTGAAGATCGGAGTGGACCCGGCGGTGCTGAGGACGTGTGAGTGGGTCGACGGAACGACCTGCCCCCCGGCGCTGATGCACCTGTCACTGCGTATCCGGGAGTATGGGCCGTCACTTCTCGTAACAACAGACGGCCAAACTTTGGTGTACCTTAGAGCCAACATCTGAGCCGGAGACGGGTCAGACCAAGCACCCAGCACTAAGCACAAAGTGCAAAGTGCTCAGCGTCAAACCGAATTTTCTCAACGCTTTCAAGTTGTTAGGCGTTGGGCGGGTCGCAAGGCCCCCTTCTGTCGATGGGCGCAATCGACACGGAGGCTACTGCCCTCGGGACCGTTCAGGACCGGGGAGAGGAGGGGCGCCTCCTGCGAGAGCACGCCGGCCCGAGTACAGGCCGAAATTTGGCGGGGATAAGCCCCCCGGGCCGGGGCAGGCCAGTTAAGACACTGAACTTAACGTGGCCTCTGAGGTTGCGGTGTGCTATGGTACGGGTTTTGAGGGTTGGGAAACCATGGCTGCACCTGTAGTTGCTGCAGATTCCGAAGGTCGGCGCACTGTCGCGCCGGCGTCATACACCGCCGTCGACTTCGCAGACGCGCTCGCCTACGCCGCCAAGAACGGCGGGTACGTGCTCCTGACGAGCCCCAATGAGCTGAAGATGGACCGGGAGTTCGTCATCACTGGGCGGTGCGAGGGCGTCGTCGGTCTGGCGACACGCACCCAGACTGGCCGCACCTCATGGTCGAACCAGTACCCCAGACTCGCTACCTACAAGGATCCGGCTGCAGGTACGCGGGTCGGGCTGCTCGTCAAGGACGTAGCTGAGGGCGTGCGCGTCACCGTGAAGGGGCTGTGGTTCCAGATGGAGGCCGCCACATACGAGCACCAAGGGGCGGCCGTGTACGTCGCCGGGGTCAAGCACGTCACACTGGACACTATCGAAGTGCGCCGGCTGGCCAAGGGGCGAGGCGTTCACCTGCGGGGGGACTGCTCGGGGGCCGTACTGAAGAACGTCACGGTAGAGGTGGACCTGCAGACCGAGGGCGTGAGTAAGGCCGCCCTCACCGCCCCGGGCATCCTCGGAATCAGCGTGGACTCCACCCGTGACGAGTCGGTAGTCAACCGCACCGCGTGGCAGAACACCCATGACGTGCCGGCCTATGACCACGTGACCGACGGCGTCGTGTTTGAGAACTGTCAGTCGTCGTATGTGTACTACGGCTTCGACCTGAACGGCGTGAAGAACGCACGGTTCACAGGGTGCGTGGCGCGCCTCTGTATGCGGGGGTACTCGATCCAGAACCGCTGCGAGGGCGTGCGCCTGTATCAGTGCCAGTCCAACGAGTCGACCAGTGCTGGGTTCCACATCGCATACCGGTGTCGGGATGTGTACGTGCAGACGTGCTCCGTGGCCATGGGTCAGAACTCCCACGGCGAGGGGTGCTACCAAGCGTACGTGGGCTGCGAGGACGTGACGTTCGATGACTGCGCCACCAGCGGCCATGGGCTGCCACCCACGGCAGGTAACAAGTACCATTGCTACACCGCCGTCGGGTGTAAGCGCGTCGTGTTCCGGGGTATGAGGCTGTCAGGCCCCGCCCTGCGGTCGTACATCGGCATCGAGTCAGGGTGGAACTCGACCCTTACCCGGAAGAACCACCGCAACTACGGCGTGGACCCCAAGGACGACACCCTGAACAGCTTTGGGATGGGCGACATCCGCGTCGAGAACTGCACGGTGACCCCGGCTGCCGGTGTCGAGTCGCACGTCCACGGCGTGCTGGTCGCGGCCGTGAGGTCCAAGGCCGGCGAGCCCCTGCCGCTGTATGGGGTCCGGCTGACCGGTCTGACCGTGGGTTATGGCATTGCCCCGGTTGCAGTGTACATGGATGCCGCCCTCGGCCTGACCGTGGAGTGAACAAGAGCTTAGCACCAAGCACCACGCACTTAGTGCTAAGGCTAGGTGCTAAGCCTTGACAGTTCCGGGTAAAATAGGCGTCTACTGTGCTCGACGTTGGTGACTCATGGCTCGCAAAGGCGCCTCTCTACTGGCTGAACTGAAGCAGGAAGTTAAGAAGATCAACGATTCGGATCTGTCGTTCTCAGTTGTCGAGGACGACACCCGAACGTTCAAGCCGCTGACCGCCCAGCAGGAGGCGTTCGTTCGCGGGATCGTGGACGAGGGCCTGTCCATCCGGGCGGCGGGCATGAAGGCGGGGTTTGCAAACCCGCACGAGAGTATCAAGGCGGCATCGATCCAGCGGGCGCTGGAGGTGCGTCGGCAGGAGTACGCCGCTGCGAGCCGGATCAGCAAGAAGCGGGTGATCGACGGGATGATGGAGGCGATCGACGCGGCGAAGCTGGCTGGTGAGCCGGGCACGATGGTCGCCGGCTGGAAGGAGATCGCCCGGCTCTGCGGACACTATGAGCCGCAGAAGACCGAGGTGAACATCAGCGTGAACGGGCAGGTGATGATGCAGCAGATGGCGACCCTGTCTGACGAGGAGCTGATCCGTATGGCCTCGGAGGAGGTCACAGACGTGGAGCCGATCGATGGCGATCACTGAAAAGCAAGCCGCGGCGCAGCGGATGCTGGCCCAGCGCCAGCTCTGCCGCCGGCGGTTGATCCATTTCACGAAGGCGATGTACCCCAAGTACGACGCTGGGTGGGCCCACCAAGACATCGCGCGCCGACTGGAGAAATTCAGCGAGGACGTGCGGGCCGGGCGCAGCCCGCGCCTGATGATCATGTGCCCGCCGCGTATGGGGAAGAGCGAGCTGGCGTCCATCCGGTTCCCGGCATGGCACCTCGGGCAGGCCCCTGACCACGAGATCATCGCGGCCGGCTACTCGGTGGACCTGCCGATTGGGTTCTCGCGCAAGATCAAGGACATCCTGAACGACCCGGAGTACAAGGGGATCTTCCCGGGGACGCAGCTGCACGGCGATGTGCAGGCAGCAACGGGCTGGCGGACCACTGCGGGCGGCGGCTACACACCTGCGGGCCGTGGCGGTGCCATTACCGGTAAGGGCGCGCACATCCTGATCATCGACGACCCGATCAAGAACCAAGAAGAGGCTGATTCGGGGATCGTGCGGGATAGTCTGTGGGACTGGTACGCCACGACGGCCTATACCCGTCTGGCTCCGGGCGGCGGCGTGCTGGTCATTCAGACCTGCTGGTCGGACGATGACCTCGCCGGGCGCCTGCAGCGCAAGATGGAGGAGGCTAAGCGGGAGGGCGACCCCTACACTGACCAGTTCGAGATCGTGAAGTATCCCGGGCTGGCCATGGAGTGGGAGTACCGGGACGACTCCAACCCCGAGGTGTGGGGTCCGATCATCCGCTCGACTACTGAGCTGGACCTGTCGAAGCCTGAGTACGCGGGGTATACCTTCCTGCGGGCGCCCGGCGAGGCTGTTCACCCTGAGCGGTTCGACGCGCCGGCTCTGCTGCGGTTCAAGAAGCAGCTCGGAGAGCGGTTCTTCTCTGCCCTGTACCAGCAGTCGCCTGTTCCTGACGACGGTCTGTACTTCCGTCGCGAGATGATCCAGTACGCGCCGTCCCCCGAGATGAAGAACGTCCGGGTGTTCACGGCATGGGACTTCGCTATCGGCACGAAGCAGCATAACGACTACACCGTCGGGGCGACCATGGCCCTGACTGCTGACGACGAGCTGCACGTGCTGGACATTTACCGTCTGAAGGGCGACGCACTGGAGATTTGTGACGCCATCATCGCCGCGGCACGGAAGTGGGGCAAGGAGAAGGAGTTTGGCTACACGGTCGGCTGCGAGAACGGTCAGATCTGGCTGACCCTGAAGCCGTTCCTTGAACGGCGGATGAGGGAAGAGCGGCTGTTCTTCCCGATCGAGGTCATGAAGCCCCTGACCGACAAGATGATGCGTGCACGTCCCTTGCAGGGTAGAATGCAGCAGGGCCGCGTGTGGTTCGAGAAGGACGCTTCTTGGGCCCCCGAGATGGAAACCGAGCTGTTGCGCTTCCCATCTGGCGTGCACGACGACATCGTCGACGCGCTGGCATGGTCAGCACACCTCGCTCTGTCGATGGAGCCGCCCCGGGTACCCCAGAAACCTCGCGAGAAGTCGTGGAAGGACAAGTTGTTCAGCTTGACCCACGAAGGCTCGTTTATGAGTGCGTAAGATGCCGATCGATCAAGCCAAGGCCCACACAGTGTGGAACCGGTACGTGTACCTTCGGGACACGGGCCACATGAATTTCGTCCGTAAGGCGGACAAGTGCGACAAGTTCTTTCAGGGCGTCCAGTGGGATAGCAAGGACATCGAGATCCTTCGCCGCCAGAAACGGCCGACCCTGACCATCAACAAGATCATCTCCACCGTCAGCAACGTGCTGGGGGAGCAGATCTTCAATCGCACCGACATCGCCTTCCGTCCGCGCTCCGGCGATGCCTCGGCCGAGGTGGCCGACGCCCTGACGAAGGTCTTCAAGCAGATCAGCGACAACAACCAGCTCCCATGGCTGCGCTCGGACGTGTTCTGCGACGGCGTGATCATGAGTCGCGGGTTCTTCGATGTGCGACTGGACTTCTCCGACAGCATGCGCGGCGAGGTCAAGATCACCCAGCTGAACCCGAAGAACGTCCTGATCGACTCGGACGCGGACTCCTACGACCCGGATGACTGGAACGATGTCATCACGACCCAGTGGATGACCGCTGACCAGATCGAGCTGATCTACGGTAAGCGTGACGCCGACATCCTGCGCTCGCAGGGCGGGGCTGAGCTGACGTGGGACTACGACATGGCCGACTATGACCGGGACCGTTTCGGCGATGTGTCGGGTCAGAATGGGTTCTATGGCGGCGACGAGGAGTCGAACAAGTTCCGCAAGACGATCCGGGTCATCGAGCGCCAGCACCGTCAGCTGGACAAGGTCGAGCACTTTGTCGATCTGGAGACTGGCGACATGCGGCGTGTCCCGGGGGACTGGGAGCCGGACCGCATTCAGATGTATCTGGCCCAGAATCCCGGCATCGGCCTGACGAAGAAGCTGATCCATCGGATCCGCTGGACCGTGATCGCCGGTAACGTCGTTCTGCACGACGACTGGTCGCCGTACAATCACTTCACCGTTGTCCCCTACTTCCCGTACTTTCGCCGCGGAGCCACCGTCGGTCTGGTGGAGAACCTGCTCGGGCCGCAGGAGCTGCTGAACAAGGTCAGCTCGCAGGAGCTGCACGTCGTGAATACGACGGCGAACTCCGGCTGGAAGGTGAAGCGGAACTCGCTGGTTAACATGTCCATCCCCGAGCTGGAGCAGCGCGGGGCCGAGACTGGGCTGGTCATGGAAGTCGACGATGTCAACAACATCGAGAAGATCCAGCCGAACCAGACGCCGCAGGGGCTGGACCGCATCAGCTACAAGGCTGAAGAGCACATCAAGTCGATCTCCGGCGTGTCTGACTACATGCAGGGCTTCGCTCGGGAAGACGTGTCGGCCAAGTCTGTGACGGCAAACCAGAAGTCCGGTCAGGCGAACCTCGCCAAGATCACGGACAACCTGAACCGCACGGACCACCTGCTGGCCCGCAACATCCTCGATCTGGTCCAGACCTACTACACCGAGCAGCGGCTGGTGCGCATCACAACCGACAAGCTGCAGGGTACGACCGAGGAGATGATGGTCAACGAGGTGACTCCGGAAGGTGTCATCCTGAATGACCTCACACTCGGTGAGTATGCTGTCGTTGTGACCAACGAGCCGGAGCGCGACAACTTCGAGGATTCGCAGTTCGATCAGGCGGTTCGTCTGCGTACTGAAGTCGGTGTCCAGATCCCCGACAAGTTCATCATCCAAGCCAGCCGTCTGCGGGAGAAAGCCGAGATCATCCAGAGTATCGAGGGTGACCCGAATAGTCCTGAAGCCCAGCAGCAGGCTGAACTGCAGCAGCGCACTCAGGAGGCGCAGGTCGCTAAGCTGGAGGCGGACGTGCAGCTCGCGCAGGCCAAGGCCCAGAAAGAGATGGCGCTGGCCCAGAAAGAGATGAACGGCGAGCCGGAGGAGCAGGCATCGGTCGATCTGGAGCTGCAGAAGCTGCAGGCTGAGATGGAGATGCAGCGGCAGAAGATGGAGCAGGAGTTCGCTCTGAAGCGCGAGCAGATGGAGCGGGAGTTCGAGCTGAAGCAGGCGCAGCTGGCGCAAGATCTGCAACTTAAGCGGGAAGCTGCTACAATGGATAATGCTCTCAAGGCACAACAAGCCCAAGAGCAAGCCCGCCAGAATCGTATTCAGGCGATCCACAACAGCGCGCAATCCCGAGCCCCCGCGCAGGCTCCCACGGCTGCCCCGGCTGCCCCGGGCAAACCCGCGGAATGAGGAGTAACTGATGCCGAACGCATTTGAAGTCGAATCCGAACAGCCCCAAGACGAGCAGGTTGACCGCGGGGACGAGCTGAAAGACGATGAGCCTGCAGAGACGCCAGAAGCTGAGACTGAGCCTTCTGAACCTGATACAGATTCTGAAGGGGAAGAAACGGACGAGGAGCGGGCTGCGCGCGAAGCTGAAGAGGCTGAGGCGGAGAAGAAGCGTCGTATCCGCATCCCGAAGCATCGTGTTGATGAGATGGTCGGGAAGGAGCGGGCTCGGGCGCAGGCACTGGCCGATGAGCTTGCCGCCCTCAAGGCTCAGCAAGCACAAGCTCGCCACAGCGCCGATCTGGGCCAGCTCCATGATCAGATCGAGAAGCTGAACGACGAGTACGAAGACCTGCTGATGGACGGCGACAAGGAGAAGGCTCGCCAAGTTCGCCGTCAGCTGCAGCAGCTGCAGTCGCAGTACAACGAGGCCACCATTGCTACTCGTACCGAGGAGGTCCGCCGGGCCACCTTGACGAACGTCAAGTACGAGCAGGCGCTGGATCGCCTCGAAGCGCAGTACCCCGAGCTGAACCCGAACTCGGACGCCTTCGACCACGATCGGACGGTCGAGGTGGCGGAACTCATGGAAGCCTTCCAGCTGAAAGGCGCTAGCAAACTGGACGCCCTGAACAAGGCGGTGAAGTATGTATTCCGTGACGTATCTGCAACTGCGGTTGCGCCGACGCCTGACCGTCGAGCTGTGGAGGCTCGAAAACGTGCTGCGGATGCCAACAAGCGGCAGCCGCCGCAGGCAGCTGGTCTGGGCAAGCCTTCTGACGCTGCCGGTATTCGCGGCGATGGTGTGGACGTTGGGGCTATGAGTCAGAAAGCTTTCGAGTCTCTGTCGGATGAGCAACTGGCCCGCCTGCGAGGTGACGACCTGTGAGTATTCTGGCCACTTTCCGTGACGCCGCACGGCAAGCGAACGGTGGCCCGATCCCCGTGATGGTCTACGAGGATCAGGGCATCATCATGTTCTCCGTGCGCAACCAACTCTTCGGGATCCACCCGGAGTCCCAGCGGATCATGACCCACGGCGAGATGTTTGCCGCGACGCGTCAGCTTCCGGATCCGAATCCCGGGGGCGTACCCCCTGCAGCCAACGACACTCCGCCCGCGCAGAGCCTGTCGGTCACCGGCTTCAACCCCTTCGCCTCGATGGGTGATACGGAGCTTTGATGGACGCAAACCACCTGCTCAGCTTCATGCGGGGGGTTATGCTCACGGCCGGTAACGTAGCCGGCCCCGACCTGTGGTCCGCCGTCCGTGCGATGGTGGACCACTGTTCGTATGTGGACACGAACCCGTACATCCGCCGACCCGGCAAATCGTTACAAGAAGTGACGAGAGAGGAGCTGTCAAAGCTTAAGGACAGCGGTCTTATCTGAAGTAGTTGACAGAAGCTGTGAAGAGTGGATAGTATCCTTCTATCGCGTTGGTGGCAGCGATAGAGCCGCCGTTACCGCCGTGGTCGGGCGTTACCGACTGGAACTTCTGTCAAACCCCCTTTGGATAGGTAAGAGCAATGGCTCTGACAAACTTCTCGCTGCTGACCAACGACCAGAAGAAAGTTTGGTCGATGGACATGTGGAAGCACGCCCGTAACTACTCGTTCATCGGTCGCTTCCTTGGTAAAGGCCAGAACTCCCTGATTCAGCACATCACCGAGCTGAAGAAGACGGAGAAAGGCAACGAAGCCGTGATCACCCTGCTGGCTGACCTCGAAGGCGACGGCGTCGCTGGAGACCGTACGCTGGAAGGTAACGAAGAGGCCCTGCGGTCCTTCGATACCAAGATCCGTTTCGACCAACTGCGCCACGCCAACCGTATCGAAGGTCGCATGGCCGACCAGAAATCGATCGTTAACTTCCGTGAGCAGTCCCGCGATGTGCTGGCCTACTGGCTGGCCGAGCGTATGGACCAAATGGCGTTCCTGACCCTGTCCGGCGTCAGCTACACCTACTTCAACAACGGCCGCGTCCGCCCGGTGTCCGATCTGGCCCGTCTGGAGTTCGCCGCCGATGTGAAGGCCCCGACCGACCTGCGTCGCGCTCGCTGGAATGGTACCTCGAAGAAACTGGAAGTCGGCGGCACGTCGTCCCAGATCGCCGCTACCGACACCCCGATGTGGGAGCTGTTCGTCCAACTGAAAGCCTTCGCCAAGGATCAGTACATCCGCGGCCTGAAGTCTGGTGGCGGCGAAGAGACCTTCCACTGCTTCCTGACCCCGCAGGCCATGGCCCGCCTGAAGCTGGACCCGACGTTCATGACGAACGTCCGTAACGCTCAGGCCCGCAGCGGCAACAACCCCCTGTTCACCGGCTCCGACGTGATGATCGACGGTATCGTGTTCCACGAATACCGTAACGTGTTCAACACCTCGGGTGCGGCTAACGGTTCGAAATGGGGTGCTGGCTCGAATGTGGATGGCTGCCAGATTCTGTTCTGCGGCGCTCAGGCTCTTGCTATGGCCGACATCGGCACGCCGGGCTGGGTCGAGAAAGAGTTCGACTACGGCAACCAGCTGGGTATCGCCACCGACAAGATGCTGGGCTTCCTGAAGCCGCAGTTCAACAGCATCTATGCCGGCAACACCCTGCAGGACTTCGGCGTCATCAGCGTCTACGTCGCTCAGTGATGACTGCAGGCCCTGACCATCCGGTCGGGGCCTAATCCTACAGGAGAAGAGTTATGGCTGTTATTGGTGCTACCGCTGCACGGGCAGCGCAGTCCCTGCAGACCGTCGACATCGATGTCGATCTGGTCAACGATACCTACAAGGTCGCAGGTATCGAGTACAAACTTGCCGAAGGCACGGACAAGGCCGGCGCGTCGGGCATCCCCTTCGTGATTCTGCCTCGTGGCGCTCGGGTGCTGGGCGGTTCCGTGTTCACCCAAGAACAGATCGTTGCCGGCGACGCCGTCGTCGGTATCGACCTGCTGGACCCGGACACGAACACCCTGTACTTCCGGGCTACGGACGCCCGTTCCGCTGGCGCCCGTCCGATGTCGTCGCAGGGCATTCTGCAGAAGGGTCAGCCGACCAATCTGCGCCTGTCCGGTGCCTCGGCCGCCAAACCGATCACGAAGGGTAAGATCACGGTGAACATTCAGTTCCTCGTGTCGGGCCGTTCGGAATACGTGATGGGGTGATCGAATGAAGCTGCGCGCCACCCGTGACGCGAGCTTCATGAGCATCTACGGCTGGGGCCTGACGGTCTCAGCTGGTGATGTGGTTGAAGTCGCTGACGAACACCAAGACCGTATCGGTACCGCGCTGCAGTACGGCCTCGTGCCCGTTACCGAAGCGCCCGTTGCTGAAGAGCCCGTCGCCGAAGAGCCTGTTGCCGAGCCCAGTAAAGGCCGCAAGGCTAAAGCCGCGCCCGTCGAGGAAATCGCTGCATGACACCCAAAGCCCTGCACGACCTGTTCCGTGCCCACGTCCGTGACGAAGAGTACCCCTACCTCTGGTCTGAGACTGAGGTGTACCTCTACATGGATGAGGCGCAGAAGATGTTCTGCCGTCGTGCGGGCGGGATCCGGGATAGCCTCTCGGATCTCTGTACTGTGGAGTTCGATGCCGGTGATGCGTTCGTCGATTACGACAAACGCATCCTCAAGCTCCGCCATGCGAAGCTTGACGGCCGCCCCATCGAGATCGTAAACTCCGAAGATATCGAGTACATGCGTCCCGCCCAGCCCGGCCGTGTCTGTATGCTGGTTCTGGGTGACGATGCCTACACCGCCTTCCTCCGGGATATCCCTACCGAGGACGGCGAGCTGCAGCTGCATGTCGAGCGCCTGCCGCTCGAACCTATCACCGGTCCCGACTCCCAGTTGGAGATCGATGACCTACACCACTACGCGCTCCTCGACTGGATGGTCGCCCTCGCTTACAATAAGCAGGACGCCGAGACCTACGATAAGTCGAAGGCAGAGGAGCGCGCTGCCAAGTTTCTGTCGTATTGCGATCAGGCTAAGACTGAGCAAGGGCGGCGCGAGCACAAGTACCGCACTATCTCATACGGTGGCATCTGATGCGCTACGCACTCGCATGGGGCGACAAAGTGTCCCCCGAGTTCCGGATGAAGGTGGTCGAGATCTGCAAGGGTTTCGGCTGGAAGTACGAATACGGTAGCTGGCTCATGGCCTGTATGGCCTTTGAGTCCGGCGAGACGTTCTCCCCGACGGTGAAGAATGGAGCTGGGTCCGGCGCGATCGGACTTATCCAGTTCATGCCCAGCACCGCCAAGGCGTTGGGCACCAGTGTCGACGAGCTGCGCAGCATGACGGCCGTCGAGCAGCTGGAGTACGTGCGGCAGTATTTTAAGCCGTTCGCATTGAAGATCCGTTCCTTGTCGGACATGTACATGGCCATCCTCCTGCCCCGCTACATCGGGCTCGATGATGCCTCTGTACTCTTCGAGAACAGCATCGCATATGCGCAGAACAGGGGATTGGATCTGAACCGCGACGGTCGAGTAACCAAGGCAGAGGCCACCCACAAAGTAGCCGCGAAACTGGAGCGCGGGAGAGCGTTCCCTGCCATAGTCGACTGGTGAGGCGATGACTTGGATTGATATCTTCTGGGCCACGTGGTGGGGCAAGACCCTGTCATTCGTGGCCCTTGCCGGCTTCGCCGGCGCTGTCGGGCACGCCCTGCGCTCCATCGAGCAGGAGGCCCCCCTGAAGTTTTCGCGCACCGCGCTTGAATCTGGGGCCGCGGGCTTCGTAGGGTTGCTCTTCAAACTGGTGTGTGACGAGATGCATGCAAGCGAGCAGTGGACCGGCGTTGTCGTCGGTCTGGCCGGCTGGCTCGGCGCATCCGCCAGTGTGGGCGTCCTAGAGGAGTTCGTGTACAAGCGCTTGGGTGTAAACCGCCCCGGTAAAGGAGAGCCACACGATGGGTTGGATCACTAAGCACCTAGCCCCGGTACTTGGTGCTAGGTTCAGGCTGGCGATCGAGTACCTGCTGATCGCCGCAGTGGTCGTTCTTGCTGTGAACTATGCGGCGCTGTGGTTCGAGGCCCGGGCAATGCGGGTGAAGATCAACGACAACGCGACCCTGTTACAGAAGCAGTCGAGCGTGATCGATGAGCTGATGCTGCAGAGGGTAAAGGACCAGAAGGCGATGAAGGGGCTCATGTTGGGCTTCACACAACTGGCCCGTAAGAGCGAAAATACAGGCCGCAAGATTCGAGAGCTGGAGAAGGTGAATGCGCAGGTCAAAGACTATATGGATCAGCCCTTGCCTGCTGACCTTGGCTGCTTGCTCGGCGACGCCGCCGCGTGTCGAGACCAAGCTGGTGTATCTGCGCCCGCCGGAAGCTCTGGTGGAGCCGTGCCTAAGTCCTGAAGTAGGTCGGCTGAGGACGAACCGGGATCTGGTTGAAGCGTACCGGGCATTCAGACTGGCCCACTCGCAGTGTGCGGTGCGTGTTGATAAAATCCGCGAATGGGTCCAATCTGAGGAATAACCTGTGGCTAATACACTCACCAACGCCGCTCGTAAGCGGTTTCTGGAAGGCAAGATCAACTGGGCTACCGCGACGCTGAAGTGCACGCTGGCTAACAACCAGCTGGCCAAGCTGGATGCCAACTCTGTGAACATGGCCACGGCCGAGACGCTGGGTGCCATTGTGCAGCCGACCGTGCGCCTGTCGAACGCCGCCGCCACCGAGGACGGCGCAGCTACCGCCGACAACGTCACGTTCGCCAAAGTTGCGCCCCCGGGGTCCGGCCAGAACGCGGTTGGTACATACAACATGGTGGTGATCTACGAAGAGACCGGCGCTGCTGACGCTTGGGCTCAATGCATCCCCATCGCTCTGATCGACTCTGCTACCGGTCTGCCCATCACGGCTAACGGCGGTGACATCACCGTCACGTGGGACACCGGTGCCAACAAGATCTTCAAACTGTAAGCTATGCCTAAGATCGCCACTGATGTGAAACTCGTTGGGTCGTGGATGAAGGACGCAAAGACGCCCTTCACCGACACGGCCGCGCCATGTGTCGAGTGGATCAAGGCCGTACTCGGCCCTGATGGGTTCAACGAGGTGGTGATCAACCGGGCGAATAAGTCCGGGGAGTCTGTTGTGCTCGGCCTGCCGGCCGGGCACGGTGTCGTTGATTGGCAAGTGCTGAAGATCAACGGCGGGGAGTACCGGGTCACGAAGGTCGACGGGCAGGACGTGACGGTGTCTGTGGACCTGACCACTGACGTTTCAGCATGGACTGGGGCGTTGGCCCGCGTGGCGGGGTGTGGGTGGACGGTGATCAGCTCGACCGAGGATACGGTTGTGCTGCAGGGCCGGGGGTACCCGCAGGGCGTGCACTACCACGTGATGTGGGGGCGATCCGGCTCCTACCGTGGGCTGTGCGCGGGCTACTCGAACTTCCCGAGAGCAGGCGAGACGGCCGGACTGGATGGTGGCAAGGCACAGGTGACAGAGCGGAGCATGCTGATGTCATCTCAGGCCGCGGATCGGGGGTGGTACCTGCTGTCGGATGGCGCCACGCTGTATTTCTGGGGCGCGGGTGGGTCGTATTGGTATAACACGTGGGCGCCGTCGAGGGGTGTACGGCCCGATGGGGGTGTTTACGGGTGGTTTGGACTGGCGGAGAGGCTGTCGCCATCTCAGAGCGACGTGTGGGTCGGCTGTACTGGGAGGTCATACGGCTCTAACCTGAGCAACATGATCACCCCAGATAAGGGTGGTAGCTACTCCGGTAGCTTGTGGTACGCCCGCGGCCCGGGTCCGGGGGCAGCCACAGCTGAACTCGCGGGGTACTCCGGCAATGCGGCGGTGGCGATGGACAACCCGTACGGGTCGTTCTGCGTGCTGCGGAGATCGCTGCTGTGCGAGGACGGTTCTGCTCAAGCAAGTGACCCCCGGGCGGGTAACCCTGTAGCGTGGCTGAGAGGGGGTTTCAGGGCGTCGGTGCTGCCGTCGTGGCAGGTGGTGGATGCTACTGACTCGTTCGGGCGGGTACGGCGGTACCTCGCGATGCCGGTAGGTACCCTCGGGGGTACGTACGGGGGGAACGAGGGGTATAGCGATGGGGTGTTCGATATCACGGGGCCGTGGTGATGGCGTACACTGTCAGAGGGTGGTCGACGGACTCGTGGGTGCCCGGCGCGGCTGTTGAGACGGTAGCAACCCTGTACCCTGCGGGGGACGCCGTGTCTGCCACGCTGAAGTGGCGCTTGGGTAATCCGACGGCTGCGGCGATCGAGCTGCCATGGATACCTACTCGGGCTGAGGTGACGACGCCCAAGAGCTACGCGTATGCGCAGTTCCTGTCTATATCCGGCACGGTTTTTGGGTTTGGCGTGGGGGCCCGTGCCGAAATCCCGCCGTTCTCTGCTGCCGGCACGCAGAACGTCTCACTCGGGCATTGGCTGGATGCGGTGGGGGCGAATAACACCGCGTACACACTGGTATTTGAGGAATCCCCGCCGATCCTGAGCGACGAGTTCAAGAAGCGGGGTGGCATGCCGGACACCTTCATATTCGAGGAGCAGCTGATGTTGCTCCAGCTGAGCGGTGCTACGTGGGGGCACGTGTTCGGGCGTACGACTTGCCTCGGTAACGCCGCCAAGCGGGTGGTGTGGGCACTGGATGCCCAGTCCATGGAACGCAAAGGGGTGTCACCTACTACCGCTGATGGGTACTACGATATCAGGGGGTTGGACCCTTCGCGCAGCTACGTGATTGTTGCTCGCGACATGGAGACCGGCCAGAACGCGGTCGTGTTTGATCGAGTGCAGGCAGTACCAGACGTGCGGTAAAATGCCGGGGTTCACCGGACCCCGTGCATGGACCTGAAATCATACAAGCCGCCCTCTGGGTATAATCTACAGATAGACTTTCCGGACGTAGAGTATAGGGCTCCGTCCGGCTACAACCTGCAGATCGAGTGTCGGGCGGACCGCTCGTCTACTGTCGCCGGGGTGACTGCGGGGGCATGGTTCGGTGCGGGCTGGCCTACGCTAACGAACGCGTTCCCAATCATAGTGAACGGTCCCGCGCATAACGGGGCGGAGCTGTTTGGGCTGCATCGGGTGCTGGCCCCTGTGCTGCAGACTGTGCGCGCGTACGGCCTGCAGCATACGCTGTTCGGATCCACTACGACGGTGACGCAGGCGCAGGGCGTCGTCGTTCGCCAGATGGCTGCGGCATCCGGGTACGCTGAGCGGTGGGGCATCGGCCTGAAGGAGATCCGCTGGGAGATGGCGTACCCGCTGCCGCGAGTGCACGACATCCCGGGCGGGCCTGTCGTTACTGACACCGGCGTACCGATGCCGGGGGTCGAGGAAATCAGCGAGATTCCGGCGGGGAACTCCTCCTGCACGTACTACGCCCCCACCATGTCCGGTGGGATGCTGTGGAGACCGTGGACCGATTACCATGTAACCAGCGGGGACGAGTCGCCGGGTGAGATGGCGTCGTCGCTGGCGCGCGGCGGCAACTATCCGGTGTACGTCGAGACCCTGAATGCCGGTGTAAGGCGATACTTCAAGCTGCCGGCCGACTGGCGCAAGTACGCAGGGTGGATGTTCGGGTTCCGCCGCGAAGGGACATCTAGCCCGCCGGTGCATGTGGCCTACACGAACGGCGTCGTCAGTACCCAAGGTCACAATGACGAGACCGTCACGACGCCGGGCCAGATGTACCATAACGGTGTCATGTACTACGTCGGGCAGCCGCAGGTCTCGGCGCGGCCGAACCCAGTGCGCCACCAAGAGGTGCTGGAAGAGACCCGAATCCCGGTGCCGGTAGTCACCCAAAGTGCTGACCGGGAATTGAAGGTCACCGGGGCCGACTTCTTCAGAGGCCCGGACGCGCATAGAGTCTGGCTGGTTCCGCCTGAGCGTTTTGTACGTCCGGAGGGCTGGGCGCTCTTGGCCGAGCGGGTGTTTGGCGAAACCGGCGTCTGGCACGGTAACCGGCGGGTGATCGGAGCGTGCCGGATTGTGCGCCCTCCCGCGGTCATCGGCGACACGTCTGTGTCGTTCGGTGTGCCGGTCCGTAAGCTGAGTCATCGGCCTATATGGGAAGACGCCCAGATATCTGCGCCTTCTGTGGCGAACTCCAGCCTTGCCGGTGACGCGGGTGGGGATGAGTTCATCCTGTGGGGCCGCGCCACTCTGAGTGGACACAACCAGATTCGGGCTTTCGGCTGGGACTCCCTGACGGAAGATCTGCTGTACACCCGTGTGCGCAAGTCCAGCGCGGTCATCGAGACCCTTCCGCTGAACAACGCCCAGACGTTTGGTGCTGCCCGCGTCTCGTGGCCGCAGACCTATCAGGCTAAGCAGGGCTGGATCGACGAGCAGATCAATCAGGCACACTTCGTCTGGCTCTACCATCGGAACGTATACCAGAACCCGACGCTCATGTCGGAGGTTGTGCCCGATGTGTACCTGTCGTTCCTGCGCTTTGTCCGCCAGTTTGAGGGCTCGGGGGTCGAGCACACTGAGTGGGGGAGCGCGAAAAAGCTCATCGTCCAGAACCTGAACCAGTGGCTGGAGCCGCTCGGGTTCGCCTCGTTCGAGGCCGGCGAGCATCTCGTCACCCACTACCACCAGTACATCGTCGCCCCGGAACCGGAGAAGCCCTTCGGGTCGCCGTCGCTCGGCCGCCCCTCTCTGAAGAACTCCCTCGCGATCATCACCCCCAATCGGTGGCAGGATGATCCGTACCGTGAGAGCTTCGGCGAGGCTGTTCTGCCATTCAACCAGCGCTGGGACGCTAAGCGCGGTAACGACTTCCTTCAGATCAGCCAGCTGACCCGGGTTACGTACCGAGATCAGGTCGTATTCGCCCAAGGTTGGGACCGCTACCGCGACCCCCACGACTCGTGGGCGTGGGCGGCTGCCGTCGTGCGTAACCGCTCGCGCACCGTTTGGACCGAGATCTGGACTGATACGAGTCTCGAGCCCCGGGGGCTGCGGTACCTCACGCTGGTTAACCAGTTCATCCGTCCGCAGGGGTTCCCGAACCTTCAGCGCTGGGGCGACACCCTGACCCGTACCAGCCATACGAACCCCCGCACGTTCGGCTGGGACTCGCTTACCGAGGACTGGATGTACATCCGTGTCCGCAATGAGTCTCGCCCGGTTAAGGCTACGCCTGCGTCCATCGCCCCTGCGTACGGTACCCCCACCGTCTGGCGCGACCCTGAGTTCGTTCTGCCAACCGGATTCACTTCGTCGTGGGGTACGCCCTACCTTGGTAACGAGCAGCGGGTCGTCACGCACCCCGGCATCGACTGGTACGTCTCAGGCAATCACAGGGTATATGATCCTCGTCGGTGGGTACGCCCTGACCTGCTGCACTCGTTTGAGACGTGCGGTGTGCACCACGTCTTCCATTCGCCGCGTCCGGTTCACCCGCAGCCTGTTCTGCCGGTGCGCTACCCGATCCCGAATCCGTGGGTCTCTCGTTCGCCGCGCGAAGTCCTGCCGTCCGGGCTGGAGAACTTCCAGAGATTCGGTACGCCCAAGCTGCGTGACTCCTATCAGGAGATCAATACAGAGCTGCGCCGGTTCCCATTCACAGAGTTTCTCGGCTCGCCGTGGATTAAGCAGCCCCCGCAACTGAAACAGTTCGGCTGGTACAGCTTCGAGATGACGAGTTCCCACCGTGTGTCCGGCCCTATGCCGAACCCGGCCGGCCTCGCTCTGCCGTTCACGGAGCGGGTGACGAACGAGTGTAAGGTGTACCTGCATCGGCGCTTCATCAAGCCGACCGGCTGGCAGCTCGCGTTTGGGCGTCACGTTGTATCGCAAGAGAAGCGCCTTCAGGCTATCGATCAGACGATCGCCATGGAGTCCGCGCGCCCGGACGAGTCTGCGCTGCACTGGGGCTGGGACTCGCTAGTTTTTGGGCGCCCCAAGATCCCGGTCATCCGTATCTACCCGGATTCGCTGAACGACACCAAGGTCTTCGGTCATGTCGAGGTTACACGTAACGACATCCGCCCGCAGGGTATCCCGTCGCGGTATAACTTCGGCACGCCCGTCTTCGCTTCGCCGCAGGACATCATCCTCCGGCGACACATTCAGTCGGAGCAGCAATGGCCGAATGCGTCCTACTTCTTCGTCGGCCCGAAGCGGATCATCCAAAACGGCGAGCCCATCGGTCGGAAGCGCGACGAAACCGCTGGGCACTGGGAGCCGGGGTCTTACTACCCGGCCTTCGGTATTGGTCACGTCGAGGGCGGCGACAAGTGGGTACGCTACCATCTGCCCGCGGATCCTGACCGCCACAGCGAGGGCGGCGACCTCCTGTACTGGAACAAGAAGAACTTCCGCGGTCTGGAGCACAAGGTCGCTCTGTCTCTGCAGTACATCGGCGCCCGCGGCTGGAACTCTCTGCGTATGGGCTGGCTGCGACTGCCGATACTTGGACCACAGGAGCTGCTCGTATACAGCATCAACCCGACTGAGCATGTGCCCGCCGACCTCGTTGTGGCGCACCCGCCGAAACCTGCTGGCCCCTTCGATCAGGTGATCGGTACCAGCAGCCTCGGCGTCCGGCAGGACATCCCGACTACCCATGTGGTTGAGAACGAGAACCGCACGATCTCCGCAACGTCGGTGCCTGTGCAGCAGGATTGGGTCTACCTCACGAACTACGGATACGCCTACGTATCTACGTGGGGCGTGCCGTCGCTGGGTTGGCTGAGGTTCATCAAACCGAATAGTTGGGTGCACCACACTACGCCCCCGGGGCTGAACCACCGCGTCGCCCGTAATCCGCAGGAGATCTACACTGAGTTCTGGAACAGCCTCTCACTGGAGGACGAGATCTCGTTCGAACATCTCGGCTCCGGTAAAATGCGGGTGATCCGGCAGGGCGGGCCGAAACCTGCACCCCAGCCGAAGCCTCCGGTACTCGTGCCGACCCATCAGTTCGTTCTGCCGATGGGCACGCAGATGCCAGAAGACTTCGGGACGCTCTGGGCCGACCCGTCCCTCCCGCCGTTCGGCTGCGGCCCTGATGGCTGCTGCTCAATCTAAGCACCAAGCACTTAGCCTCAGCACAGAGGCTAGGTGCTAAGGAAACGACATGTCACAACCGACGAAGCTCCCTCTGCCCACACTGGGCGCAAACAATCTGGCACATGAAACGAAGATGCCGGACGGCTCTGTGCGGGCAGCGGTAAACGTGGATCTGACGGCTGACGGCTCGTTTCGCCGGCGGCCGGGGTATCGGCTGGTGAAGCCGGGGGAGTACCACTCGCTGTGGCGTAATCCTGTGAGCGGTCAGGTGTTCGTGGCGGAAGGGGCCGTACTGAATGTGCTCAGCCCTGACCTGTCCCTGACGCCGGTGTTCGAGCTGGACAGCCCGGAGCCCACTGACTTCTGCGAGTACAACGGCAACACGTACTTCCGGGGTGGGTACTACGATGGCAAGCGTGGCCGGCCGCTCGGTGTACCCACGCCTTCTGTGACTATTGAGCCGGTGGCGGGGGCTCTGCCGCAGGGGCGGTATGGTATCGCTCTGACAGCATTGAACGATGCTGGCGAGGAGTCGGGGGCGTCGCGGGTGCAGTTCGTAGAGGGCACGGGGTTTCGTCTGCATATCCAGTCGAACACACCTGCGGTTCGGGCCTATATCACTGACGGGCACGGTGAGCAGCTGCGACTGGCGTGGGAGATGCCTGCTGGCCTGCTGAGCTACCAGATCATGTCGCCGGCTACGGGGGACTGGCTCACGTCGGGCGGTCTGGAGCCGCTGCCGAAAGGGCAGATCATCCGCGGGCATGGCGGCCGGTTGTACGTGGCGAAGGGTGACATGCTGTGCTTTAGTGAACCGCTGCGGCCGCACCTGTGGAATCCGGGGTATGGGTTTGTGAAGTTTGCGGGGCGTATCACCCTGATTGAGCCGACGCGCGAGGGCCTGTACGTCGGGGATGAGCGCGGCGTGTGGTACATGTCGGGGATGGATATCGACAAGGCGGAGCCGCGGCTGGCGTCCCGGGTTCCGGCGATGGAGCGCACGTCGCTGCAGATCGCTGCTGACCGGTTTAATCCGCAGGTGGTGCAGTACCGTGGGTCGGTGCCGATGTGGCTGACGGAAGAGGGGTACAAGATCGGCGGCACCGAGGGGCAGGTGGTCGACCTGAACTCGGACCGTGTGAAGGTTGCGCCGTCGGTAGGCAAGAGCGCCGAGGTGGTGCGGGGCGGTGTTCGACAGGTCTTGACTCTGGTAAAATCGGGGCTTTCGCCGGTGGGTACCGCGCGAAACTCTACGGGAGAACCTAATGGAATCTACTGGTAAACTGGCAGGCACCTACTTCCTGTCCGTCAATGGCGGCGCGGAAGAGGTCAGCCACAACCTGCTGACGAACGAGGGTATGGCGTACATGCTGGAGACTTCGCTGAAGGGCTCCACTGCCTCGCCGAAGTTCTACCTCGCTCCGTACACGAACAACTACACCCCGACGGTCACCCTGACGGCGGCTAACTTCACTGCCACCGCAGGCGAGATGGTTAACCAGAACGAAGGCTACACCGAAGCCCAGCGGCCTGAGTGGAAGCCGGGCACGCTGAACGGCACTGTGCTGGACAACATGGCCGCCAAAGCCGAGTTCACCTTCAAGTCTGCCGACTCCGTGACTGTGTACGGCATGGCCCTGCTGACCACCCCGACCAAAGGTGACGGCACTGGTAAGCTGATCTCGATCACCAAATTCAGCAAGCCCCGCGTGATGTATGATGGGGACGTGCTGAACGTGGGATACCGGATCGGTCTGACGACCGCGGGCTGATAAGCAGAATCAGCGACGGCCCTTCGGGGTCGTTTTTCATTATGCAGATGGAAGAACTCGACATCGCCTCCCCCATCTCGGTGCGCTACGAGGGGGATAAGCAGCGCGCGCAGGAGCTGCTGCCCGCCGCTATGAACCTGCTGGCAAAGTGCAAGCAAGTGAAGGCGTCCACCATGGTGGATGCCCTCTGGATGCACCGCACTCTGGACGGCGGCGAGTACCTGCGTGTCGGGTCCATCCATACCGTAGACATCGTTGAGATGTACGGGCTGCCGCTGCCGGAGGTGCAGCAGCAGGAGTGGCCGTACCCGGTAGAGCCCGTCGAGTTCAACATGTGGCACGGCACCGTCTGGAACGGGCTGCTGTCTGAGCAGACGATTCCGAAGCTCGCCAAAGACGGGCAGAGCATCGACTATGACAACAAGGAGCCGGCGCTGGAGCTGTGGTCGCCGACCGCGGAATACATGCGTGTCAAGAACGAGCAGCTCAAGAATATGGACGAGGCCACTCGTGCAGCGTCCAGCCCGGAGGAGCGCCTGAAGCGGCAGCTGCAGCGCGAGCTGGCTACAGTGAAGAACGAGCCGCAGCCGCGTAAGGAGCTGGGGGTCAAGCCTGATCCGACTGGGTTCCCCGAGTTCATGCCGCCACCCAAGAGCCAGCTTACGTTTACGCAGTACCAGAAGCCCCTGCCGACCATGTGGTCCGGCAAGATGAAGCAGGTGGTGCAGTGGGTCATGGCGTACGGCAGGCACGACCCGCGCCTGTTCGCCAAGTCCTACGCCGACCTCAAGAAGCCCAACACCTACATGCGCCGTGTGCGGGCGAACGGCGTGCAGATCCTGTACGACTACAAGTTCACGCGCTCCCACATCCTGACCTACGACAGCCGCGGCAGCCCGTGGCTCGTGGAGATCAGCTCGCAGGGCGTGCGCGCGGTGCCATTCCCGCAGATCTGGATCCCGCCGGAAGGCGATCGCAAGAAGGACAAGGACTGGCTGCCCTCGACGAGTGCAGAGTTCCGTAAGCGCTTCGCCAAGGACCGCCACGTCACCCATATCCTCGACGAGCTTGGGTTCGTCCCCTCTGGTGAGCCATTCCCTGATGCTGCCACGTTCCGCCGCATGGTTGATGCCGGCGAAGCGATCGAGCTGGTGACGGCTGACCGCATGAGTGGCTTCTACACCCTCGGGGCGTTCGGCCCGTACACGGGCTGGAGCACCACGACGACAGGCATGTCCGCAGTGAACTGCGGGTACAAGTACGAAGACGACGAGCCGTACCAGTTCAGTGAGTGCTGGCAGATCAGCCTGTCGATCTCCAAGGGCAAGGAAGGCGAGCTGGACCGCGCGTCTGGCAGCGGCAGCATTTACCGCATGTACCGTGGCAAGCTGCGCCAGCTTTCCCGCAGACAGGGGCTCCTGTTCCTGTACTACGAGCCGGGCATGCAGGGCATCATCAACCACCCCTGCAAACCCCAGCGTACTGCCAAGGGCACCCCCAAGGCCATTTACGACGGCCCCTTCTGGGCGGGTTACGTGAACGACGACCTCAAGGTCATCCGCTGGTACTTCTCCGACTACAACGAGCCCTACGTCACCCGTCGTGACGACCGTGACGACGAGCCCTGCCCCAAGGGCCCCGGCTCGTGGTCATATGAGAGCACGTCTGGAACTCGCGGCGTACCGGGTGGCGTGTACTCCAACGACTTCGATAACCGCCAGTGGGGTGCAGAGCACTCGATCTCCGGCACGATCACCCGCAAGCCCGGCCCGTCTCTCGGTATCTCCTGCGGCCACAACCCTGTCAGGCCCTCACAGGGGTTCTGCAGTGAGTCGTTCGCCATGATCACGAACTCGACGGAGACACGCTCCGGCGGTGAGGGGTACAGTGCCTGTGCAGCTCACCCCTACGGGGTGCGGGACGGCTACTGTATGTGGCTGGCCCACTCCTTCGCTACGGGTAAGTCTATCCACCGCGCGTGGGGGTTCGACACCGTAGGTGGCAACTGGGGCGCCGAGACGTTCCGCAACTGGCTCAACGCCTACCCCAAAGACTCCAACCCCGACCCGTCTGATACTCCCGGTGGTTGCGGAGGCAAGCACTACGAGAACAAGGTGGTCAATGTCTGGGACATCGATCAGGGCGAGTGCACCTCACCCTTCCAAGGTCACAAGCCCAGCCAATGCCAAGACATGGACCCCTACTTCCGCGGGGATAACCGCGCGGGCGCGAACCTGCCTACCGGCTCCAACCGCGTCGATCTGGGCCACGATTTCGAAGGCACTGTCCACGTCGTTCTGGACGGTATCGACGACATGCCCGAGCGCCCGATTACCGAGAACGAGTGGGCTTATGCTACCTCTGCCAGCCCGTCCGAGACTGGCAACGTCCTGTACCTTGGGTGGGGCGGCGGCGTTCTGAACGCCCAGCTGTCATATTCCCTCGGGTACGGCGAGTCCCATACAATACGGGATGACCAGACGCCGAAGCCGCCCAGCAACAAGCGGAACACCCTCACCCCGATAGGATCCCATATCTGATGGCTACCGAAACCGAAGACCTAACAGACCAGCTCAACTATGCGCGCAGCCGTCTATGTGTCTCGGTGTCCGTGGATCTGGAGGACTCCGGGGCAGCGTCTGATCGACTGGTCGCAGGCGCCACAGAAGTGGTGCTCGCCCAAGCTGGAACGCAGGACAGCTCCGTGGAGGACTCGGCCCTGCTGGTAGTCTCTACCGCTGCGGCAACAGATGGTGCCGGCCCCGGCGCAGTACGGCAGGTGCTGGCCGAGCAGGCAGATGTAGCCCGCAGCTCCGCCCACGTCGTGTACGTCGAGGACATCGACGAGGCCGGCCGACTGTCTGATTCCCCGACCCCCCGCCAGCCCGACCCCCTCATCGTCGAGCGGGTGGAAGGGCTTAGCACTCAGCACTCGGTGCTAGGTGCTGAGATCCTTTTGGGCTCGACGGGCCGGCTGGCTGACTCCGTGGGATCCGGGAAGGATGCATCGGTTGAGGCTACTGCCAAAGCGTGGGACGAGCTGGAGCTGCGGCGATACGTAGACGGGCTGCTCAGCAGCGCTGGGCTTCTGTCGGATCGTCAGGGCGAGAATGCCCGGCAGCCTGACCTGTCGATCGAGGAAACTGCTACAATCGCAGCGTCGATAGATGGAAGCTATCGAAGTGGCGTGGACTATTGGGATCTGGGCATCGCGACCGACACCCTGTTCAGCCGCGATCCGTCACTGCGCAGCCTGACGCTCCAACCGGAGACGGGCGCAGTGAGCGAGTACGTCGGGTATGACTTCGAATCCATTGTGCAGGTAGGCGACACAGTGCTCGCTGCCGGCGCAGACGGCCTCTACATACTGGATGCAGATGATGACGACGGCTCACCTATCCGATCTCGACTCGATTATTCGGGGTTGGGTTTTGGAATCCCACAGACGAAGAGACTCGACAACCTCTACGTCGGCCACACGGGCGGACGTTTACGAGCGACCGTCGCAGCACATGACTTCCGAGCCATGCCTGCTGTGCGGGAGCTTGAACCACGCAACACACCGGCACCTCGTCCTACCCGAGTGACTCTGCCGAAGGGCATGGTGGGGCGGTACTGGTACGTCACGTTGGAGAACGTGGACGGGTCTGACTTCTGGATCGACGATATGGAAGTCGATCTCGCAGTTTCCACGCGGAGAATTTGATGGCGATCATCCCTTCTGACTGGGGTAACGGCGGCAACACCGACCGCTACGGCGCGAAGGACGCCGTCAAGGCTGTCGACGATTACGTCGGTCAGCGCATGAAAGACATGAACAAGATGGTTGCGGACATGACGAATCGCACGTCCGCAGCCATCACGGCGATCAAGGGCGCCAGCGGTGGCGTGGTTCTGCCGACCGCACCGGAGTTCAACGTCGGTGACGTGTCCATCCGGGCGAACTTCGATCTGCCCCAGATCAACGCCACATCTTTCGGTACGGTGGGCACGACTATGCCTGCTGCTCCGACGATGGAGACGGTGCCGGACGTACCTGACATCACGATCCCGGACTTTGCCTCGGGGATTGGGGGGATCAGCATACCGGCCGCACCGGCGTGGACTGCGCCCAATCTGCCGCCCGAGTCGCCGACCCTGAGAGAGATCACGACGCCGGATGCCCCGGACATCGTGATGCCCGCCCTGCCGACCCTTGCAGATATCAGCGTACCGACCTTCACCGGGCTGGAGCTGCCGGAGTTTAGTGCGACTGCGCCAGAATTCGAAGGCACGGCCCTGCCAGATGTGCTGCAGTGGTCGGAGCCGACGTATCGTACCGAAATCATGGACGAGACGCTGGGAGTGATCCGGCGTATGTGGTCCGGTGGTACGGGTCTGCCGCCTGCCGTGGAGCAGGCCATGTGGGAGCGCGCCGCGGAGCGCGAAGACAAGCAGGTGCAGCGCGCCGTTGCTGGTGTGTTCACTGAGTTTAGCTCCCGTGGGTTCACGATCCCGCCGGGCCTGCTGGCAGCCCGCGAGGACGCCCTGCGCGAAGAGCTGGAGCTGAAGAAGAACTCCCTGCACCGCGACCTCACGATCAAGATCGCCGAGTGGCAGATCGAGAACATGCGGCTGGCCGTGGAGCGGGCGCTCGCTGCCGAGAACACGCTGTACAACATCTTCGAGAACGGCGCCAAGCGGATGTTCGAGGCCGCCAAGTTCACGATCGAGTCGCAGCTGCAGGTGTACAACGCCCGCGTGGCCGTGTTCAACGCCAAGATGAACGCGTATAGCGTCGCTGCCACGGTGTACAACACTCGTGTGCAGGCCGCGCTCGCCAAGATTCAGGTGTTCAAGGCTCAGATCGACGCTGAGATTGCTCGGGGTCAGATCAACTCGCAGAAGGTTGAGGTCTACAAGGCACAGATCGAAGCCCTGAACTCGCAGACGAACCTGTTCGCCACTCGAATGAAAGCCGCCGAGGTCGAGTCAGGTGTACAGCGCTCGCAGATTGAGGCGTTCCGCGCACAGGTAGCCGCGTACGGCGACCAGATCAATGCGCAGAAGGTCCGGTTCGACGCCTATGAGGCGCAGGTCCGTGGTGAGACTGCCAAGGCGGGGATCATCGACGCCGAGGCTAAAGCCTACGCCGCCATGGTATCCGGCAAGACCGCGGCCATGGATCTCGGCGTCAAGAAGATCGACGCCGAAATCAAGAAGAACCAGAACCTGATCGCGCTGTACCAGTCCCAGATCGAGGCGGCGAAAGCCATCCTGCAGAACCAGCTGGGGGTCGTGCAAGCGTCCGCACAAGCGTATACTGCTGATACGCAACGATATTCCGCTATCGCGTCGGCTGAAGGGTCGAAGGCACAGGCGGAGATCGCTGCGGCGCAGGCTCAAGTGCAGTCCAGCATCTCGAAGATGCAGGCTGCAGTCGCGCTCTATCAAGCTCAAGCGAAGGCGGCTACGGACGCTGCCCAGCTTGGGATGGACGGGGCGAAGGCGATGGGCCAGATCAGCGCATCCCTCGCGTCCGGCGCTATGGCGGGTATGCACGTTTCGGCATCCCTGTCCGGCTCCGGTTCCTTCGGTGTCAGCAGCAGCGACTCGTTCAGCCGCTCTGAAACTCATTCCTACGACCACGGAAAAGCGTAATGGCTTCCAACATCACGAAGGACTTCGATCGGAAGTCCGCTCTCCGTCGCCTCACCGAGGCCGAGAAAGAACAGGCTACGCGGCCACTGACGGGTAACACTGAGCGGGCCGCTAACCGGCTGTATGGCCGCGATGCCCAGATCGAGCAGGCAGTGAACCGCGCGGAGCGTGTGCCTGAAACCAACTCTGAGCGGGCGGAAGAGCAGGAGAGCCGCAAGGCCCCCGCGGATTTCCGCTTCGCAGACGGCGGCTCCATTGCGCAGGATCTGGTCCTGCGCAATCAGGGCCTGCTCGGCAATGCCGCTCGCGCCCTGTCCGGTCGCGGCCGCCAGATCGACTCGATCGTCGATAACGCCTCCAACGGCATGAGCGCCCCGCAGCCGGCTCCGACTCCGGCCACCGCTCCGCAGCAGCCGCAGACCTCCGCCCTGCGTCAGGATACGACCCAGCAGCTGGGGCTGGACCTGAACACGAACGCCAGCCAACGCGCCAGCGACGCAGTAAGTGCCGCCCGCGACCTGTTCAATCCTGACGGCTCACTGCGCTTTGCGGACGGCGGCCGGGTGAAGGGTAAGGGCGGTCGCACCGACGACAAGGTCGGTCCGGTCATGCTGTCGGATGAAGAGTATGTGCTGCCTGCGGACACCGCTGACGCCATCGGTCGCGATAAGCTGGATGCCCTGCGCCTGCAGACCCACGACTTCAAGGACGGCGACAAAGAGTCCGCCCTGCGTGCCTATCTCGGCGGCGACCATCTCGCTGATGGGGGGACGCCTTTTTTCGACAAAGCCAAGCAGGGCGTACAAAACGCGGCCTCCGGCTTGGCTAATGCCGCACGTACCGCAGGCGCCAAAGTGATGGGCGCCCGGGCGCAGATGAACGACTACCTCGACCAGCGCGCTCGGGATAACCGCGCCGCTGCCCGCATGCAGGCTAGCAACCCTGTAACCGGTGTGCAGTCCGGCCCGGCCCCGCAGCCGGGGGCCTCGGCGATGCGTACCCCCGGCGGTCCTGCGATTCAGAGCATCGAGCCCGCCAACCCGATGAACGGCGCCGCCTCGCGTATCAACCCTGGTCCCGCCCCCACGGCTACTCCGGCCGTACCTCGCACCGAACGAGTCATCACCGGCGGCGGTAATGGGGCGGCTGCACTCGCCGAGCAGCGGGCTGCTTCCGAGGCTCTGCGTGCACAGCATCAGGCCGGACTGGATAAAGCCTTTGCAGGTGGTACCCCCACGCAGCCCGGCCGGCTTGGCCGTGTAGCTCGCGGAGTCGGCGGGTTCGCTGCAACCGGGGCTGTGCTTGGCGGTATCGGTGACTCCATCGGCCAGCAGACCGACTCGGCCTACATGCGCGAATACGCAGATCGCCTCGGCAACAACGGGGCCGGCATCGGTACCCGCGCGCTGAACGTGCTGGATAACATCGGCAACGCCGCTACTGGCGGATACGCCGGTCGCCTCGGTCGAGGTATTTCGTCACTCGCATCTGGAGGAAGCTTCAGTGAAGGATGGAACGCCCCAACCACGGAAGAGTCGATCCGCTCCGCGCTGCGCACGGATCCCGCTCCTGTGGCCGCCCCGCAAGCCGTATCCGAGCCCGCCGCCCCCGTGGCAGCTGCCTCCGTTTCCGCCCCCGCCGCCCAGCCGGCTGCCCCTGCCGTAACCACACGGCAGACCACACCTGCGGGCTGGACTCAGGTTCTGCCGGGCGTCTATCGCCAAGGCAACACCTACGCAGACCTGCCGGGGGTTCAAGCTGTCGGTGTTAATCGGGCGGTCGGTGCGGGGTCGCGGGACGCCAAGCGGATGGTGGATGAGATTCGCAAGGGCTACCAAGACTTCCTCGGCAGCCAGTCGTCTGATTGGAAAGCTCGTCACGGCGCCAGCGTTCTGCGCGACATGTACGGCGAGATGGACCGCGCCCTCGGTAGCCGGGTGGCTGCCGGTAACGCAGACATCCAAGCCAACACGGCAGCGCTGGGGCTGGAGAACTCCAACCAGATCCAGCGCGCTCAGCAGGCCCTTACCCGCCAGCACCAGAACGACCAGCTTGGGCAGAACGCAGCCGCATCTGCGCTGCGTCTGGCTGAACTGCAGGACAAGCGAGACGAGCGTGCGTATGCTCGCGCCAAGGATGCACGGGACTTCGCCGCCAGCCAAGCTCAGCTCGCTACGCAGAACCAGCAGGCGGGTATGAAGGCGGTGGATGACGCCATCCAAGCCATCACGGTCGGACCTGATGGTAAGCCGAGCTTCGAGCGGGCTGCTGGTCTGCGCCGTATGCTGAACTCTGGTGACTTCCAGTTCAACGGCAAGGCGTTCAAAGACCTGAACCCGCAGGAGCAGCGCGAAGCCGTGGCATACGCCATGCCCTCCTTCGAGATGATGGAGCGGCAGAACGCAGTGCAGTCCCAGCGCAGCGACAAGCGCTCGCCGATCGTAGCTCGCACCGGCAGCATGAACCTCGGTGACGTGTTCGGCGGCAACGCCTCGCTCGGCCAGTACCTGCTGTCGAAGAGCCCGCTCGGTCGTCACGATGTGCTGCGTGACGCGTCTGGCAGGGCATTCCTAGCCTCAGACCTGATGTATAATGCAGATGGCTCCGAGAACCTCGATAGACAGAGGCTAATCGGGGAAGACCTGAAACGCCATTCTGCACTGAGGTAAACATGGCCCAATCCCCGCTGCGACAGAACGAAGAACTGACCAGCCCCCTGACCCAAGGCACTTATGCGCCGACCGCTCAGGAGGTCGCAGCGGGGAACAAGGCGACAGGCGAGATGGCCAAGGCGTGGGGACGCGCCCGGGCCACTGATCTCGCCGCAGAAGCCGCCGCATCCGCTCTGCGGGCAGAACGTGACGGCTCTGCCGATTACGGCAATTTCCGTGCCCTGATGGATCAGCAGCAGGGCATCGCTGCCGAGAACGCCCCCCGTGTCCACAGCTGGCGCGATATCCGCAGTGCGGGCGACCTCGGCGACTTCCTTACCAGCACCGGCACAGAGGCCGTGCACTCCTCCATCCCCGCCATCGGCGCTGCCGTAGCCTCGCGTGTGCTGCCGGGCGTGCGCGCCCTGCCGAAGGGTGCCCGGGAGTATGGTGCGGCTTTCATCCCGTCGGCAGAAGCCGAGTACAACCAAGCTGTGCTCGGTCAGTACAACGACCCTGAGCTGGCCTCCAAGTCTGCAGAAGACCGTACCCAAGCTGCTACCCTTACCGGCCTTGCCTCCGGCGCACTGGAAGCCGGTATCCCCGCCCGACTGGCCGGCAGGCTGACAGGTAAGGCTACCGAGTCCGCCAAGAAAGCCCTCGCCAAAGAGGTCATCGGCGAAGCCGGTACCGAAGCCGCACAGGATGTGGTCGGTCAGCTCGGCGAGATGGGGCTCGACGGTAACCGCCAGTTCGACATCAACCAGACCGTGGATGCTGCCGTAGCGGGTGCCGTAGGCGGCGGTGTGCTGTCTGGCGCTACCTCCGCCGTGCAGCGCCCCCTGCAAGCCGCCGGCCAAGCCGTAACGGATGCACTCAGCACCCGGCACCAAGACGAAGTGCAAGGTGCTGAGTATGACGACCGCCCGCGCGGCCAGCAGCCGGAAGTACCGTCGCTCGGCTCTGCCATGTTCGACCGGTACGTGGTCGACAACGCCGTCAAGGGCACGGATAAGCTGGCCCACCTGTACGACATCGTGGGTGGGGCCAAGGAGCGTGCATCTGTCGGGCTGCAGTCTGGTCTGACGGGCGGCGAGCTGGCCAAGTTCGTGCTTGGGTCTGGTCTGGCTGACCAAGCTGCTGCCGACATGGCGTTCGATGAGTCGTCGCTGGCCGGCGCTACTCCTGAAGAGACCGCGGCGAACATGGACCGCGAGGATGCTGCCCGTGCACAGCGCAGCAAGTTGTACGCCGATGCCCTGCTGCAGGACGAGAACCTTGACCCTGCCGTACGCCAGCGTATCGAGGCGATGGGCGGCAACTACACCGCTCCGGATGCCCAGCGATTCGTAGCCCAGCAGATGGCTGCCAAGAAAGTCGTGCAAGACTTCGAGGGCCTGCAGGGCGAGACCAAGACCTACAAGCAGGTGAATCCGCTGCAGGCGTCGAGCGATACGCAGGCAGTTATGGCCGCGCTGGACATGAACCGCGTAGGCGGCTCGGCCGCGTCTGTCCTGCCGCACGTGGACTCTGTGATCGCCGCGATCAACAACGCCAAGTCGGCTGATCTGTCGAACGCCAAGGGCTGGACCCCGATTCATAGCCTGAACCGGGTGATGGGCTACTTCGTGGATCCCGCCGGTCTGATCGCCACCATCGGTCAGAACAACGGCTGGGCGCCTGAAGAAGTGCAGCGGGTGCAGAAGGCTATCGCCATGGGCCGCTCGGCACGTAACGACCTGCTGCAGCCGAACAGCTTCCTGTCGGCTACGCTGCCGGAGTCTGCCCGCGAGCCGTCGGTGAAGGCTGCGCTGGCTCGGGCCATCGACGAGTTCGTCGCTCAGGAGCGCACGGGTAACGTCGAGATGGCGAACAAGTTCGCTGATGCTCTAGGCACGATCTATGGCTCGCGCGAAGCGGCGAACAAGGTGCTGGAATACTACATGAACAAGCGGGCCGCTGACATGGGCGACCCTGCGTTCGTGGGTGACGTGGCCGAGATCCCTGAAGCCGACCCCGACAACGTGTTCGGTTCGGGCTTTGAAGAGGAAGAGAACACCAGCTACCACTTCGCCAATGCGAAGGACCGCATGCCGTTCCTCGCCGCTGACCGCGAAGAGACGATGGCGAAGGCCAAGGAGCGCTTTGGCGATCGCCCGTTCTCGACGCAGTCCCTGTGGGACTATGCACAGGCTCGTGGGCTGGACGCCGATGCTGAGTTCAAGCGGCTGGTGCGCCAGTACACGAAGCAGGTGCAGCAGGACGAGCGTGCCATCCTGAAGGACAAGCCCGAGTTCAAGGAGATGCGGGCTAAGCGGATCGCCAAGGGCAATCAGGCTCTGAAGACGCTGAACGACGCGTTCGACACGCAAGAGGCACTGGAAGGGTTCGACGTGGTTACGTCAGATCAGGGCCTGCAGGAGCGTGACGTGCAGGCGTCCGATGAGATGGTCGCTGAGTTCGCCAAGGGTATGAACTGGAAAGGCAGTGAGGGCACCGCCGTCAAGTTCACCCGCAAGGACGGCCGCAGCCTGACCCTGTCTGCTGAGACGATGATCAACGCGTGGCAGCGGCACACTGGCAACATGGAGCAGGCCACCGCCAACAAGCGGGAAGCCCTCAGCGACGCCATCGCCGCCATGCTGAACCGCGAGGACATCGCCAGTCTGGATACCCCGCTGAAGGACATCCAGATCAACCGGGGCGGTACGAAGTACCTCACCGCCAATCAGGCGAAGGATCACTCCCTGCCTGCCGACCCGAAAGCCCGCGCCGCCAAGCAGGCGGAAGCCGCCCGCAACGCGCGGGAAGATGACGAGTTCGTGAAGCCTGTAGCCAAAGAGGTCAATCGTCTGCTGAAGCAGATGGAGGCTGTGCTGGCTGACCCGCAGGCTGACTCTGTGGTCGGAGTGGACGGCGTCGAGCGGGACATCCCCGGCATCGAGACCGCTGCGATCGACAAGAAGAACCTGAACCGCTCGGCTTTCATCCGTGAGGTCGCAGAGGAGTACCTGCCCGCGCTGCGGGCGCTGAAGTCCCAAGGACAGGCCGAGGATAAATTCGTCAGTGCTGCAGCTCGTTCACGGGTCAACCTCGGTGTGGACCGTGCACTGGACCGTGCGCAGGAGCTGCTGGACGACTATGACCGCGCGCTGAACGAACAGGACAGCGACGAGGTGGTGCGCGACAAGGCTGATACGGCCATCAACGGCGACGACCCTATCCGCAAGGGCCTGCCGTCTGAACTGGAGCAGCGCAAGTACGAAGAAGACACGGGCGTAGCCATCGGCGCTACCCGCGCCCCGTCGATGCAGAAAAAGACGGCGGATGCTAAGCAGGCGCGCGACCGAGCCGCCCGCAACGCTGGGACAGTCGAGTCCACCGATGACAAGGTCGGACAGGTTGCCCCTGCCAAGCAGCGCCAGCATCTGAAGAACAAGGTCGCACAGGATATGGCGACCCAGCTGATCCAGATGGTCAAGGACGGCGTCAAAGTAAGTCAGCTCCGCATGCCGGGACAGCTGGAGACGCCCGAGGGCCGTATGGTGGTGAACCGCTTCGTCGAGGAGCTGGGCCTGCCCCGTCTGGCTGCCCGCGGGCTGGCCCGTCGTGTAGAGGCCGATCTAGTGTCTTACGAAGGTCAGCTGGACGAAGACCTGAAGACGCTGGACGAGTACGCCCCCAACCCCGACAAGGTACGCCGCAACGAGGGCACGATGCTCGAAGAAGAGCAGGCCAAGACTGACGGCCGGCTCGCCCTTAAGTCCGGCGCGAAGGTCCGGGTCAACGCACAGGTGTCCGACCGCGCCCCGATCGAAGCCAGCGGCGCCATCTGGGCCGATAAGATCTCGACGGAGCAGGCTGAGGCTCTTGCCCAGCTGGGTAACTCTCTGGCAGAGCGCCACCCGGAATACCGCCAAGTAGACGGCAAGCCCCTGACCGCCAAGAAGGTGCAGGCGCGCTTCCGCCGCTTCAAGCAGCTGGTGGAGCACCTGCGTGGCGCGAATACCCAGACGGTCATCGCCGCTGAAGGCATGGCCACTGTAGCGAACGCCAATGCAGTCGCCATCAACCGTACGGCCCCCGACGGCACGACGGACCGTAGCATTGGTCTGGCAGGCGCCGTGCTGGCCCCGTGGAACGCGAAGAAGATCGCCCAGACGGTCTACCACGAGGCTGTGCACGATCTCTTCAACGAGATGCTCAGCGCTGAAGGCGAGAAGGCCCGCACGTTCGTGCGCGACCTGAAGGTGTTCGCCAATGATCCTGAGCTGAAGAAGGCCCTGAAGCAGGCTTCAGCCCGCATCTCACCGGACCACTACGTAACGTCCGGTATGGCTGCGGACGGGCTGCACGGAGTGCATGAGCGTCTGGCCTACGCCTTCGAGCTGTACATGAGCGATCGCGAGTTCCAGCGTCAGATCGACGGGCTCACGGTGCAGAAGCGCGACACGGCACCCCGTTGGGCGAAGGTTGTGCGCGACCTGTTCCGCACGCTTCGGGACTTCTTCACTGACCTGCTCGACCTCCCCCGTGTAGCAGAGGCCGCGAACGAGGAAACGACCCCCTACCAGATGTGGCAGAAGCACCAGCGGGCCTACGCTGTGATGAACGCACTGGCCGGCGGGGAGTTCCGGGGCAAGCTGGAGGACGCGCTGGCCAAGATCGACGCTGGTAAGTCGATCACGCCCGATGACGATCCTACCCCCAGCGGCCCCGGCGGCAAGACGCGCGTCAACGCCCAGCTCAGCGGGCTGTTCTCCAAGTCGGACATCGGCACCCCGGGGCCGGTGGATAAAGCGGTGCGCTCGGCCGCACGGCTGTACGATGTCGCCATGAAAGGCGCGTGGGAACGCCTGTATCAGCTCCCGAGCCCGGCGGCCAAGGAGCTGGCCCGCATGTTCCACACCCCCGTGCTGCACGGTGAGGAGGGCGGTAAGCTCGGCTTCATCCAGAAGCGTGCACAGGAGACTGGCAAGTGGTCAAGCCGCCTGAACAAGATCCTCTCCAACGCCACTGAGGCAGAGCTGCGCGCCGCGCAGGCTAACCTGCAGGCCATGAAGTCGCCCTCGACCGCGCTGGAGCGCGACATCGCCGACTTCCTCGACAGCATGCACGACTACATGAAGGGCGCGAACGTCATGCGCAGCGTGACGAAGGTCGACGAGGAGACCGGCAAGACCTCGGTCAGCTGGGAGCACATGCGCAAGGTCAAGAACTACTATCCGCGCAAGTGGGATCTGCAGAAGATTGCCGCCAACCGGGGCGCATTCGAGGGGCTGCTGCGCAAGTACGGCGACTTCGAGAACGACGAGGCTGTCGACGCTGTGCTCACCAACATGCTCGCCTCCGACGGCCTGACCGATCTGTCCGAGACTGATCAGGCGCTGGGCTTCACCCCGGGTGCCGAGCATGTATCCGAGCGGGCGTTCACCTTCATCAAGCCGGAGAACGCCGCCGAATTCGCTGCCTTCCAGTCCGACGACATCCTCGGCACACTCTCCGAATATGCAGCCAAGGCCGTCCACCGGGCAGAATACGCCCGTTTCTTCGGCAACGACGGCGCCAAAGTCCGCAAGCTGCTGGTCGATATGGCTGAGGATCCTGCTATCAACAAGCGAGACCTGAACGACGCCATCAAAGCCGTGCAGGCTATGGAAGGCACGCTCGGCTACAGCACCAGCCCGACGCTCAAGAAGATCAACGCCTTCGGCATCGGCCTGCAGAACCTCGTGACCCTGCCACTCGCGATCTTCGCCTCGATCGTGGACCCCATCGGTCTGGCAGTTCGGTCAGGTGAGATCAAGGACGCCCTGAACGCTTACAAGGTCGGCATCAAGGAGCTGACCACGGGCATCAAGGGCACCTTCGGGTTCAAGACAGAAGAGAGCGCAGCCAAGGAGCTGGCCGGTCTGGTCGGCGTGATTGGTGAGAACGCCATCGAGGCAGCCTACGGCTCAGCCTATGTGAACAGCTTCATGCACCCGGCCCTGCGCAAGGTCAACGACAAGCTCTTCCGCATCAACGGCATGGAGGGCTGGAACCGTGGTATGCGTATCGCCGCCACGACGGCTGCCCAGTCGTTCGTCGAGCGCCACCTGAAGAACGCCGGCTCCGACGCCAAGGACGCCCAGCAGTCCGAGCGCTTCCTGAACGAGCTGAACCTGCAGCTGGCAGATCTGGCATGGTGGCCCGAAGCCGGCAAGGACGGCGTTCCGTCGCAGGAGCAGCTCGACAAGCTCGATAACGAACAGCGCCGCAAGTACGAGCAGGCGATCTTCCGCTGGGTGGATGGTGCAGTCCTGCGCCCGACGGCAGCCGAACGGCCCATCTGGGGCTCCGACCCCGCGTGGGCGCTGGTGTATCACCTGAAGCAGTTCACCTTCAGCTTCGCTTCGGTGATCAACGCCCGTATCTTCAGTGAAGCCAAGCAGGGCAACTGGCGCCCCGCCACGATCGCGGCCCTCGCCTACTTCCCGGTCACTGTCGGTGCAGATCTGTTCAAGTGGGGCCTGCTCAGCAGCATCGGTGCCAAGACCCCGCCGACCGACGATCTGGCAGACCTCGCTCTCAGAGAAGTGCAGAGGACAGGGCTGCTGGGCCGCGGGCAGTTCGCGGTGGACGCCCTCGAAGACCTCGGCCGCGGCGATTTCCTCTCCGCAGGCAACAGCTTCGTTGGACCGACAGGCGACGCCCTCCACTCAATCCAGAAAGCTATCGATGGTTCCGGCAGCACGACTGACGCCATTAACCATTGGATACCTTTCGCCAAGTTCTTCTAGGGCGTAAAGTGCCGGCTATACAACACGACTTAGCACCCAGCACTGAGTGCAAGGTGCTAGGTCGGTCAGCCAGCCCTTTGATTTTAAACGCATTGCCCATGTCCGAGTATAAAGTAAGCGTGCCCCCTCTGCTTGTGCAGAAGTGCGCTGTCTGCGCGAAGATCCAAACCCTTGACGCCTACCGTGAGCGCAAAGGTACGCGGATCGGTCGGTACACCACCTGCCGCACCTGCGAGAAAGAGAAGCAGATCCTGCGTCGCGCCGCAATGACCCCCGCTCTGAAGCTCTACCACTACGCCAAGGCCCGCGCCGCCAAGCGTAAGCGTGACTTCAACATCACCCCAGAAGACATCGTGGTACCCGATATCTGTCCGGTCTTGCTGACTCCCATGAAGGTACCGTCATTGGATCGCATCGACCCGACCAAGGGCTACATCAAAGGTAACGTCCGAGTGATCTCTCACCGGGCAAACATGCTGCGTAATGCTGCTACGTACGACGAGATGGTCCTGCTGCTGGCGGATGCCGAGCGGATCAAACGCGAACGCGAGCAAACAGCGGAATAACCAGAGCTACCAGCTCAATAGCGACAGCGCCGAGTGCCCGCATAGCGTGGGCCTCGGCTTTTTTCATATCTACGCCAACCCTGCCAGCGTACCAGCGCAGTGCGTGCAGATAGAGGGCCTTGGCGATGCGCTTGCAGCGGCGCAGCAGACTGAGGGCCTCCTGCTTGGCCTCTGCCGTACGCTTCAGAATCAGGTGGCCCAGTGCCCGCCCTGCCCGCAGGGCTGCAGAGCCCAGCAGGCGCTTCGTGGCGGCAACGATGGAGGGGTTGGAGACTGCTGCGGCTGCCTCATTCTTCAGGGAGGTCAGCTTCTGGTTCAGAAAGTTCTGCAGGGATGACATAACGCGGTCCAGTGATGTTGAGAATCCACTGAGCCACTTCCCGCTCGGGGATCGAGCGCTGTTGCCAGTATGAAGGGGCCAGTGGTACGGTCCATTGCCCAGCTTCATAGATCACGGCGCGATTGCCGGGGCCGCCCATGATGACCGCCACCCTCCGCCCTTCATGATAGCGGCCCATGAGCCACTGGTTCTGACGGGCGGAGAGGTTCGGCTTCACGAAACGGGCACCAAAGCCAGCGCGCGGGTCGAACTTGTACTCGACCCACAGATCACCCTTCTGCCCGCTGTAGTACATATCGGGAATGCCTGCAGCCAGCGGGTTAAACGTCTTCTGGCTGAACGGAGGGTTCGAGCCGAAGTGCTTATGGATCCGCTGGTAAAACTGGGTTTCAGGTTTCGCTGTCATGATCTATCTCGCTGAAGTTCACAAGGTCTGAGACGACAGTAATGCGTGCACCTTGGCTGCTAGGTCCAAGAGTGATCCGTCGTTGTGAATAGTCCGATCTCCCTTCTTCACCATTACTCCGGCTTCAGAAGGGTGCGCCCTCACGGAGGGGGCGTCGTCGCGGAAGATATGGACCAGCAGCCCGCCGTTTTGGCGGATCCATTCTGCCTCGTTCTCGAACCTCACGTCCGCGACGACCATCGTGGAGTCCGAATACTTCAGCTTGTGGGCCGCGAGGCGCAGCCACAAGTCTTCACAGACCATGTTACGGCCCCATTCCGTGCCGAGGGTCTGCATCAGATATCGTGGAGACTTCCCGATCAGGGGGATCTCGGTCTCCTTCATCTTCTGCCACTCCGGCATGCGCATGTCGATCCCCAGAGGGATCAGCATCTCACGGATCGGGTCTGCGAAGCTGTATCTGAAGCCTCCCTGATGCTCAATGATCAGGTCAGCGACAGTATCCTTGCCGGTACGGGCCTTGCCGGCGAGGCCAATCAGGGGAATCATCAGTTGCGAAGCTCTGCTACACGGCGCAGGAAGTCCGCGACCGTGGTGTTGGGGTCTACGGAAATGCCTTCTGCGCGCTCTGCTTCCAGATCGAGAGGCCCTCTGAACCAAGTCGCCGGCAGCCATGCCAGCCCCTTGGCGTGATTACCGACGGCGAAGTGGTGCATGCACATCCCGAGGGAGGACAGAGGTACGATCTCGCCGTCGATGATCAACTCACCGCGTGGGTTCAGCTCGACCGGTGCGTCGCGGTAATCCCGCACCGGCTTATCCTCGTGGTACCAGCTTGTCATGCGTAGGTATCGGGGGTTTGGGGTGAGAAGAAACAGCCGCTCGAGTCCGCCTGAAGCACCTCGAAGGCCAGTTGTTCTGCCATATGCAGCATGTCGGACTTGCCCTCGTCGGCCGCAAGCTCACTGCACTTGCGGTACAGCGCACCCATAAGGCGGGCACGCTCCGACGGGAGCATGAAGGGGTGAATGTACAGGTCGAGCCCGAGCTTCACCGCCTTCTTGTTCATCGCTGCGTACGGCGCGGGTCCGAACGGCAGCGGTGTACTCATGGCATGAACCGGCTGTCCGTAACCATCGCGCGGATCATCTTGGCGATCCACAGGATCTTGTTGCGCACCTGCCACCGCTCCTTGTCATGGCGGTAGATCACATGCAGGGCTTCGCACAGTCGCTTCACTGCCGCGAGGTCTGTGAACGGTGTCAGCTCGACCTTGGCGCCGATATCGCGCAGCGCGGCATTGATGGTCTCGAAATCACTGTCGTTCGCTTCGTCCTCGCCGGGGCCGACCAGCTCCACGAGCTGCGTCAGAGCTAGCTGGGCCTTCTGCGCCGCCAGCACCTGCTTACCAGCGACAACCGGAGTGCGGTCGTCGAGGAACGGACGGCAACGACCCAGCATGCTGTACAGCGGAAAATACCCACGCACGTTCTTCGGCAGGGTCGGCAGGTTCAGGACCGGCGCCTGTGCGTTGTAGTCGTGGATGAGGGACTCTCGGTCATTCATTCTCGAGTTGCTCCTTGCGTTTGAGGTACTCGGCGTCCATGGCTTCCAGCGTCTGCAGCATCTTGCGCTGCAGGTCCGCACGCTGGGCCTTATATTCGTCCTCGAGCTTCTTCAGCTTCAGCTGGTATGCGGAACGGACCTGCACCCGGCGGACGTTAAGCTGGGAGAGGCTGATCTCAGCCTCCGATTGTACTGACAGGATGCTGCTCATTTCTTGGTTCCCCACGACCTTGCGGCGGGTTTAGCTGCCGGCAGCGCCGGAGCCTGCTGAATCGGTACGACGCGACGGCCATCCGGCGGGGTCCAACCAGACAGGTCAGGCGGTGTCATCAGCACTGACTTAGCCTCGTCGCGGCGCTTCATGTAGGTCTCGAATTCGTGATCTTCGAGCGGCCGCACCACTTCGAAGTGCTGCTCCGACCACGTCACGTTCGGGTTCAGCGTCACGCGCGTCACCACGCCGATTGGCACGGTCTTGTACCGCGTAGCGAGCTTCTGCACATAGCCGTCGAAGAACTTCAGGCTGCCCCGAGTGACTTTCAGAACATACATCAGCGGGTCTTCATCATCGAACACCGGCGGCAGCAGAGCCAGCAGGCGGCTGTTCTTGCACGCTTTGCCCGAGCCCTTGCTGCCCCATTGGTTCATCGGGCACATTGCACAGGAGGTGCACTGCGGGTCCGGCGATTGCGGGATCGGAGCCAGCGTAGCGATGTCATACCCCAGAGCAACGCATGCAGGCGGCTTCTTACCCGACGGCGAGAACTCCTGATCGTAATACTCGTGGGTCGTGGCGAAGTCGATGATCACGCACTCGAAGCCCTCGGAGCCCTCGAAATACTGTCCATCCGGTGTCTCGAACCCTTGGTTCGTACGGCACTTGATGAAGTTGTCGGCGGGCTTGCTCACCCGTCCGGCGACAGATTGGGCCTCAGCGAGCAGGCGCTGCTTCAGCTCGACAATTGCATTACTAGCCACGGTGCTTGATCCTTGCGAGTCGAACGTCCAGACCTTCTATTGTAGCGTACCTCATACCGACGATCTCGATGGCGCCCGCTGCAAGGTCATGGACGAATTGGCCGGGGTTTGACTTCTTCAGGCCCGGGTAGCGACGATGCAGCTCCGACATCACTTCACGAGTACCGCTGATGTAAACAGACCCGAACCTGAGAACCATCATTTCACCCTCGCCGAACGAATATTCAGTGTGCGGTACTGGCGCGGCATCACGCCGGGGATTGTCTCGCCGCGCTCGAACAGCTCGCGGCAGGCGGCATTGTTCACTGCCCGGTTGAGCAGGTGCAGGCTGTTCGTTTCGACGATGTACTCACCAAACGCGTCGAAGTCGATCACCTCAGCCTTCACGCTGCGGTTGATGTACACCGACGCCGACGTGCCCTCGCCACGCTCCAGTCCCTGCTCGTCCATCTTCTGCAGGATGGTTTCGTTGACCTCAGCCACCTGAGCGTTGATCGCCTTGATCTGATCGTTCAGGGCTTCCTTCTGGTCCTTCAGGGATTTCAGCTCTTCGATGAGCTGCCCAAGGGTCATCGTTTCCAGTATCACGACTTGAATCCTTTGCAGTAGAGGCAGGGGATCTTGCTGGTCCCCCAACCGGTCTTACGGGTGATGAACTTCGTACCCTCGCAGTGAGGGCACACCTTGGGTGGCTCCGACCGCTCGTAGGCCCATTGCAGGCCCGCGAACTGTTCGGCATCGCCACCCCGGTCCGGGTGGGTACGCATGGCCTCCTTGCGGTAGAAAGCCCTGCGGTCCGGTGCTTCGCGTAGAAGCTTTTGGTAGTGGCGACGCCAGTCCATGATCACTTCGAGTAGTTCACGTCGTAGCCCCCTTCTGCGTCGAGCACGAGGCCCGGCGCCCAGTCGGGGCTGGTCTTCATGATCGCGTACATGCGCTCCATGCGGTGATCCGCTTCCTCGATCAGGCAGCGGGTGACGACCTCATCGTGCGTCATCATCGTGATCTTCATACCTTCGTCGTACATCTGCACCATCTGGTCGCCGATGATGCAGCGAGCCAGCGCCTGTACGATGTTCTCGACGAGCAGCCCGCCATACAGCTTGGCGCGCCCGTTGATCCCAGTCGCGTAGGTGATGTTGTCGAAGACGATGTCCTCGCCCTTCATGCGGATGTCCGCCTTCAGGTCGTGGTAGTGCAGCTTCAGTCCGCCGGGCAGCTCGATCTCACCCTTACGGATGGTCAGGCATTTGTACTTCAGCTCAACGCCGAGGATCATGGCTTCGATCCACTCGTTCGCACGATCCCAGAGGGCTGCGATGCGCCGGTTCACGGTACGGTACAGCTGCACAGTGCGCAGAGCTTCTGCTTCCGACATCTCGTACTTCACGCCCATCTGGCCCTTCATCAGGGTGTCGCGGAACTTCATCGGACCCATGCCGTAGCCGAGGCCCAGCACGCATACCTTGCCGACCTGCCGCTCCATCTTCTTGGACTTGTCGACATGGTAACCGAACAGGCGAGTCGCGAACTGGCTGTACGGGTCGGCATTCTTGGCAAACGCCTCCAACAGGTCCAGCTGATCCGCCAGCCACGCCAGCACACGCGCCTCAATGTTACTCGAGTCGGCGACGCACAAGACATGACCTGCGCCGGCCAGAATCGACAACCGCAGCTTGCTGCCCCTGCCGAGGTTCTGCAGGTTCATCTTGTTGCCGCCTGACCACCGGTGAGTGTGCGCGGCCGAATAGTTCAGGAAACACGGCAGGAGCTGCCCATCCTTCCCGACCTCGATGAACCGACCTGCTCGGGTCTCCCCGATGGTCGATTTCACCGCCAGTCGAGCGAAGTACAGATCCTTCACCTTCGGGTTCGGGTGCTGCGCCAGCGCTTGGAACTCCAAGTCGCCCTTGGAGAACGCATACGCCGGCTGACCGGTCCGTTCAGACACCTTCATCGGAGGCTCGACACCGAGCTTTCGAAGCTGTTCCGCGAACTTCTGGTTAGACATGATCTCGTCGGCAGGGATCCCGACCTTCGACAGGGCGTTGGCTTTCTTCCCCAGCTCTTCGTCGAGGGCTTCCTGCGCCAGAGGCACGTCCACGTACATCACCGGCTCGCATGCCATCTTCATCGTGATGTCGATGAGCTTCAGCTCCGTTTCCGGCAGCTCATCGAGCATCTTCCAGAAGATCGCGTATGTGTCATCGACGTCATCCGTGGCGTACAGAGCCAGAGCGTTCTTCTCTTCTTGGCTCAGTTCCCACTTACCCTTGATGTCGTACAGGGCGGCCTGCTTTACTTTACCCGCGAGCCCGTAGTGCTTGGCAACTGTATCAAGGTTGTGTCGCCCTGAATGTCCGAGCACAGCTCGAGCCATTGATAGGGTATCGACGTAGAACCCCGGGTGGATCCCGTAGACTTCGTGCAGGATGAATCCGTCAAAGACGAGGTTGTGCCCCACAACAGCCACGTCAGCCCACGGGATTGCTTCGAACAGCGCAGGTATCTCATCTGGGAAGTACACCTTGGTTGCGTTGTCGCCGATCTTCACGGACCAGCAGTGCACGTGCATACGGGGATCACGGACGTAATCGGTGTAGCTCATCTTGGCGAGGGTGTAGTCCTTACCGAAGGCGGTTTCCGCGTCCATCGTGATCACAGGCAGGTCACGACCGTTGATATGCAGCCTCGGCCCCGTGTACTTCTGACCGTAAATGGTCAGCTCCGGAGCTGGCGTATCACTTCTGAGCGAAGGCATCATGCAGCAGTTTGAGGAGGTTGATCTGTTTGACATTCTTATCCGCCAGCCGCGACTGCACGATCTCTTCGATTGTGCCCTTCGCGATGATGCTGATGGTCTCGGTCTTCTGGGTCTGGCCGGCACGGTAGATACGGCGGTTACCTTGCAGCCAGTGCTCCAGATTGTACGTCGGGCTCGCCCAGATAGTGGTGGTGCCCTTCGTAAGTGTGATGCCGTGCGCTGCCGATGCGGGGTGCGCCAGAATGACCCGGTAAAACCCGCCTTGGAAGTCCTGCACGGCTTCGAACCGATCCTGATCGTTGACGCTGCCGTCGATGCAAGCGTACGTCAGGCCCCGCTTTTCCAGTGCCTTCATCAGGCAATCCCGTTGGTGCTTCCAGTGGAAGAATACCACCGTGTGCTTGCGCTGCTCACACAGGTCAGCGATCAGCTCGTAGCGGTCCTCGTTCACGAGAGCGTACTTACCGTCTTCGCCGGTGTAGCTGGCACCAGAGGCGATCTGCAGGAGCTTGTTCGCGACGGCGGCCGCGTTCAGCGCGCTGATCATGTCACCACTCTTCAGCATGACCAGAGCGTCACGCTTGAAGTTGTTGTACAGCGTGCGGTGGCCGTCTTGCATAAAGAACGGCACCTCAGTTTCGAAGTTCGCGGGGATGTCAAAGCACTCCTCGAACTTGTGCCGTACGGTCATGTCTTTGATCATCTCGCCGACCGCTTCTTCCGCGCCCTCACGGTCAATCCATTTCAGCATATTGGCACTCGGGCCCTGCTGCTGCGGAACCTGCGTCATGGACCGGAACTTGTAGAAGTTGCGGCCGAGGTGCTCACCATCATCCAGCACGAACACCTGATGCCAGATGTCTGCGATGCCGTTCGAATTCGGCGTACCGGTCAGACCGTAGCGGAACTTGAAGTGCCCCTTGATCTTGTTCAGGGCCTTGCTGCGCTGCGCCGTGTGGTGCTTGAACATCGACAGCTCGTCGATGATTAGCGTATCGAACCGTGCGAAGAACGCCGGCCCCTGCTCTGCCAGCCACTTCGTTGCGTCCACGTTGGTGATGTAGACATCTGCGGGGATCGCGAACGCTTGCTTACGGTTACGGGCTTGAGCGACCGAGCACCGCAGGCCGGGAGCGAACTTCGCGAAGTCGTTCTCCCATGCCGATTTCAGCAGGGATTTCGGCGCGATTACCAGAGCGCAGCGCCCGCCGGCCTTGCGTCGCTGGGCGAACAGCTCGATCTGTACGCGGGTCTTACCCGTACCCGGGTCAGATGCATCCAGTACGCGTTCGTGCTCCAACATGAATGCCACCGACTTCTTCTGGTGGTCGAACAGATCGAATGCCATGGTTATCCTTTGTCGCAGTGTCCGGTGCCCTTCTTACCGTATGGGCAGTAGCGGCAGGAGAAGATGTTGGGGTTCGGCGGGAACTCGGTGCAGTTCGTCATCGTAACCGCCCGGGAGTTCCACTTCCCGAACAGGTCTTGGAACTGCTCGCGCTTGAAGGTCCGCGAGGTGATCTCGTCGCCGTCAAGGTACCAGATCTCCGCTGTAACCTTCTCCAGTCTCTCGTCCTTACAGAACGCGAAGAGCGCATACAGCTCCAGCTGCTCACCGTGCTTGATCTCGTTACCCCATTTGCGGCCGGTCTTGTAGTCAATGATCAGCCAGTGTTCCGGACTGATCTTGGCTACCACGTCGCAAGCAGCGTAGCCCCAGCCGCTACCGCCAGTCGTGGGCTCCCACTGCGTGTCAAGCGCCCACATCTGCTCGGTCGAGACCTTGTTCTGTTTGAACAGTTCACGCAGTTGGTTCAGCTCGGTGCGGAACTTGCGCAGCTCAGGGTCGAACTCACCCGTCCCTTGTACGTACAGTTCCGCGGCCTTGTGCAGGCGGATACCGCGCGCCAGCTTCGTCTCAGTCTCGCCGATCTCCGGCTCATCCGGCGGGATGGGGATCTTATCGTCGTACTCGAGTTTGGCCTTGAGCTTGCACTGCTCAAACTTGTGAATCTTGGTGAAGCTCCACGTCTTGATCATTGCCGTTTACGCGATTTTACGATGGTGTAGCGCCAGAACGGGGTTTCCTCCTGCTCCAGCACGATGTAGGTCTTCGCCCATGCTCGCATGTGTGCCTCAGCAGGCGTCGCATAGCGATCACGGGCAATGAGCCGGTGAGGAGATAGTTTAACTCGTTTGTCCGGCGAGCTGTCGCGGACGTACCACCCATTCCACGCCTTCTGATCAATGATCAGATATGGGCGATCGTCCGGCAGCTCAATCATCGGCCTCTTCCTCTACAAAGACTGACTCACCCCAAGGCACCTTACCACCTTTGGCGAGGATACCCCACAGCACTGGGTAGTCCGGCTGTTCGTTAGGGAAATCGCCGAATGTGTCAGTGAAGTACACAAGGCAGCGAGGATCCAGATCGTTCTGCTCGATGTAGCCAAACACCGGCCGGAAGTCCGTACCGCCGCCGCCACGCATGCTCAGTTCGATCTCGTCAGAAGGCCCGAACTCGTCCACATGATTCACCTTGGCGTCACAGTAGATCACCACCAGCCGCTCTGGTTTCACATGAGCCTTGATATCGTCCAGCTCGCCGGCAATCTGCTGCAGCAGCTTGTCGGTCATGGACCCCGAAGTATCCACGCCGACCACCATCGTACCCATCGAGTCCTCGGCGATTCGCCTCGGCAGGTAGATACCCGAGCCGATCAAGCGACGAGCCGGCTTCGCCCAAGTGAAGTCGTCCGGTGCCCGTTCGGTCATAAACCGCTGCAGCACCTCACGCCAGTTCACATTGGATTCGAGGATCTCATTCACCAGACGGGTGAGCCCTGCGCTCATGTTGCCTCGCTGTTTGGCTACCTGAGCGGCTTCCTGCAGCGCCTGTTTCCAGAACGCCTCGGACGCCCGGATCTCGGCCTCACCGTCCTGATTCCCACC